GAGAGGACGTTTAGACGCAAGAAGGACGCTGAAGAGCTTAGTTGCGGATTTGAGGTTTTATATTTTTATCAAAATATTCATCTTTTAATGTTTTGATTACAAAATCAATACACCCCCTTATTTCGGAAACAATAGGCATCCCGTTTATAATTCCACCTTTATCATTGCGTTCTCCATAGCTTGCCCCCGCTCCCAATATATAAGTTATTTTGCTCATCATTATTTAACTTTTCATTTTCAAAAATCCATTCTCATCCACATACACCACAAATTCTTTTGAGGCAGGTTCTTCTTTGGTTACGGTATCGCCTTTTAACATGTAGCCTTCTCCACGCATCAGCCATTCTGCCGACAAATTCGCATAAGCATTAAGAATACTAACTATTACCTTAGATGACGGTTCTGTATTCCTTGAAAACATAGAAGCAATCACAGATTGCGTTATCCCTATACTTTTTGCAAATTGATTGTCGCTAATCTCTAATGAGTTCATAAACTCTCTAATTCTTTGATTGATAATTGCTTTCATAATAACAAAATGTTTATCAATGTTAAATATTGCATTTGCGATAAAATAATTAAATACAACTATTGCATTCTATCACATTTGCGTTATCTTTGCATCATCAAACGATAGATAATACCGTTTTGATAAAACCATTTTAGAATAATTAGTAAAAGTATTTTAATGATATGGAGAAAACAAGTTTTGTGACAAAAAAAACGTTAACAGAAACATTTCGGAGATTGCCCATAGGCGGTGAGATTACGGTAAAGACCCGTGATTTCAAGTTCAACACGGCAAAAACCGCTAAGTACAATTTGAGAAAGGAAGGCATCGAAATCAAACTTACGGAAAGAGGAATGATTGATGAGTATAAAGTTATAAGATTAAGCTAAGAGAAGATTATGAATGCAAATAAAATCTCAAAACAGATTACCGTATTTACCATAGGATTTATCGGCTTCTTATCCCTTCTCGGCATCGCAGGTAAATCAGATTATAATCAGGAAGTCATATACAACATGACGGAAACGGCTTACAATGTTATTGTAGATTCTCTCGGCGAAGGTTGTAGCGATACTCAAATCGTAAAGACTTATTTAAATAACAAAGAATATTACGACAGTCTAAGTTGGTAGGTTATGGGAAGAACGAAATCTGTAGGAAAGGTAGAGCCGGTCAACAAACTATGGCTCTCCGCTAAGGAAGCAATGGCATACTTAGGATGCAGTGATAAACTGTTGGAAAAACTAAGGAACAATGCTGAAATATCATTTTCCCAATATAACAAACGTACCATTTGGTACGACTTGAAAAGCATTGAAAGGTTTATAGAAAGAAACCGCGTTGTGTGAACAACGCTCCTTCCTCTTAGCTCAGCCAGGCAGAGCATCGCTATGGTTACTTGTTCGAAGGTTTAGTATCCGGTAATTTCCGGTTAGCGAAGGTCGCACGTTCGAGTCGTGCAGAGGGAGCAAAATACATAGTTCTTTGACGTATTGAATGTGAAATAAGGTTTAAGTATTTGATATTTAGACTTATTTCAATATAACCGAGGATTACGGATAGCGGAAACGCGGTGACTCCGTATAGGATTGGTTATCGTAATTGTCTCTTCGCACCGAAATGTCCTACGGTAGAGAGTATGCGGTTTGGGCACCCGTATCGCAAGAGACAAAGGTCATAAAGACAACATAAGCGTCCGATACAGTCTTAAATCGGTATAAAGTATGCGGTGGTAATGAAAGGCGCCCGTACACGCTTATTATATATACTCCCTTCCCGTCAAATTCGGGCACGCTGAAAGCTAAACACGTATTGTTGCGTTGAAGGGAGCCAATATTTATTAATCTTTAAATATATAGAATTATGATTGGGAAAAAAGTAATTATTAGAGCAGACAGAGCGGGCGTATTTTACGGAGTATTGAAAGAAAAAAATGGTAGTGAGGTTACATTGACAGACTGCCGAAGATTGTGGTGTTGGTATGGGGCTGCATCTATCAGCCAATTAGCTGTTGAGGGAACGAAAAGACCTAATGATTGTAAATTTACATTAGTTGTACCGATAATCTCTATTTTGGGGGTTATAGAAATAATTCCTTGTACAGATGAAGCGATAAAATCCATTGAGGAGGTAGCCGTATGGAAGAACAGATAAGAAAGTTTCTTAGTATATACTCTGGCTCTGGCTATGGCTATGGCTATGGCGATGGCTCTGGCTCTGGCTCTGGCTATGGCTCTGGCGATGGCTCTGGCTATGGCTCTGGCTATGGCGATGGCTCTGGCTATGGCTCTGGCGATGGCTCTGGCTATGGCTCTGGCGATGGAATTAAAACATTCAATGGCGACAAAGCATATATCATTGATGATATTCCTACAATTATCAAGCATGTTCATGACAATGTAGCTAAAGGATATATACTGAACGATGACTTTACATTGACTGAGACATTTGTTGCAAAAAGGAATGGGAAATTCGCTCATGGAGAAACATTGCACGAGGCCTTTGCTTCGCTTCAAGAAAAATTGTATGACGATTCAACCGAGGAGGAAAGGTTGGAAGCTTTTAAAAAGCATTTTCAGGACTTTACTAAAAAGGTATCGGCTAAAGAATTGTTCCATTGGCATCATGTGCTGACCGGTTCGTGCAAGCAAGGAAGGCTGTCATTCTGTGCCAATAAGGGAATAGACATTGACAATGATACTTATACCGTACATGAGTTTATAGAATTAACTCAATATTCTTATGGCGGTGATATAATCAGAAAATTGAAGTAATATGTAATTATCCCGTGGCTCTCAATAGATGTTTGAGAGTAGTAAGGCTTAACATCGGAACGCTCACGGGAACGATAAAACAGATAGTACTCATTTTAAAAAACAAGCAATATGAAAAAAATTACAGAAATGACCGAGCAAGAAATCCTTGCATTAACGGATGAAGATGTACAGAAAATGATAAAACTCCGGATGATGGAGGAAGGCATTAAAATCATGGATAGGCCGCAGGCTCCTGAACTGTTTGATATTGAACCGGGTGATTTGAAAGTTTTCACCATTCCATTTCTTGGAGATTTTGCTTTTACAAGCATAGAAGAAGCGAATGCGGTTGCAGAAGCATTGCGAAATGCAAAAACTCTGCGTAAGGTTGAATATGATTGGAGTAAAACAGGAAGTGATTATAAGTATCTTGTCAAGAAAGAGAAATATTCTTATTCCAACAGCCCCGATTTCTCTGTCAATTCAGATTTTGTGTATTCCCAAGAACTCTATACCAAAATTTCCGGTTTTTTGGCGCAGAACAAGGTACTGAAAGAGCAAGCCCAGAAAGACAAAGAGGAATATGATGTGCAGTTAGGCGAAGCTTCGGAAATTATTTCGGAAATACACAGCCGACTTAAAGAAGTCAAGGCAAAATACAAGAGATTAGAATGGTTAGTTTACAAATTTGCTTCCGACTACTATCCGCTTTCTGATAACAACGAGGACATGGCAATAAAATTCATGGATAAAGCGTATTCCTTAAATTATGAAGAAAAAGAGTATATCTTATCAGAATATAGTAAGTACGATAACCCCGTGGAGGCATAACCTTGCATTAGGAGTTAATTAGAGTATTTTTCAAATCCCGTCCACGTGCTGGTCGGGAAACACTGCGACATGGTGGAATGGTAGACGCAGCACTCTATGATAGGAATGTCAAATCTTAGATGTGTGGAGCTTGACAACTCGTCCCGGTTCGAGTCCGGGTGTCGCAACATCTTCACTACAGATGAAGTATTTGTTTAGTCGTAGCCGGGCGGTCTGTGAAGATAGTCCGGTTTTTCTTGAAACCAATTAATAACAATCATATGAAAACATTTGAAGAATTAAAAGAAGAACTCTTAACCCGCGCTAAAAATGCTGGCGCATGCCAATCCGGCTACGCAATGGGTCTAAGAAGCAATACGAAAGCCGACCTGCTAAAAGCCATTACTGAAAATTGGTTTTGGGTTTTGAGGAATGCAAAAATTATCGATGCTGAATATTTGGAAGATAACTTCACAGAAGAAGAATTATCGCAAGCCGGTATTTATACCAAGAATACCCACGAGGTTAGAACAGCCTCATTTGCCTACGGCAGTGCAACGGTGAAAGCCTACGGCAGTGCAACGGTGGAAGCCTACGGCAGTGCAACGGTGAAAGCCTACGACAGTGCAACGGTGAAAGCCTACGACAGTGCAACGGTGAAAGCCTACGGCAGTGCAACGGTGGAAGCCTACGGCAGTGCAACGGTGAAAGCCTACGACAGTGCAACGGTGAAAGCCTACGACAGTGCAACGGTGGAAGCCTACGACAACTCCTATGTAGAAGATTGTACAGGTAATATAAGACCGGAATCTGATTACGCAATAGTCAAAGATTACTATAGCCATAAGATATATATCAAAAAAGGGAAATTTGAGATTATAGAGGTTTGACCTATGCCGCATCAAAGGTAGTGCTATTACCGTACTAAAAGCCGTGAGAGAAGCGAAGTGCGCACCGCTTCCCTTTAACCTTGTACGGGCGGTTTAAAAACACAATACAATGGAAAATAAAGTGAAACAGTCTTCAAAGAATAAAGAGGAAAACCTCTTGAATGAAGATAGAAAAGCCTCTAATAAAAGGCTGAAACAATATTCCGCTCGTATTTCATTTGGATATACAGAAAAGAGCTTGGAAGAAGAAAGAAAGAACATCTGCCTTAGTCAAGGACTATCAAGATATTGCTAAACTTAATATTATAAAATTATGCCAATCGTAAAAAAGAATGACGTTCTACCTGAACGTCCTGTTATTATTGTACTTTATGGAGTACCGGGAAGTGGGAAAACAAGTGTTGCTACAACAGCTGATACCCCCTTACTGATTGATTGTGACAGAGGCGCCGACCGAGCAGTGCAGCGTTGCGATACTATAATGGCTAAAAACTGGAAAGACATAGACAGCGAGCGTGAATCAATGAAAGACTATAAAACAATTGTGGTTGATACAGCAAAGTCTATGCTTGACGATTATTTGAGTCAGTATGCCATTGAAAATAACTATAAGTTAAAAACAAATTCTTTAAAACGCTTCGGACAGATGGGCGAAGATTTTAAAGAGTTCGTCAACTTCCTTCGTTCAAATGGTTCTGATATTATATTTATCTGCCATGATAAAGAAACAGCAGACGGTGATGTGATAAAACACTCTCCGGATTGTACCGGACAATCTAAAGACCTTCTTGTTAGAATTGCAGACCAAGTTGGATATGTATTTATCCAAAATGGTAAACGCTGTATATCTTTTGCTCCGTTAGATAATTTTGTAGGGAAAAATGTTGCCGGGCTTGAAACTGTTACTATTCCTGATTATGGCACAGCCCAATTTGATACTTGCATGTCTGACATTGTTTCAAAAGTCAAAATATCTATTCAAGGAAAAGGAGAAGCACAAGCAAAAGCCAACGAGCAGCTTGCAGCAATACGAGAGCAACTTGCGGCTGCAATGACTGATGAAGATATTATCTCATTGATGGAAGCAACCAAGACACTGCCTAAAATCATGCAATTGCCGTTCTTCTCTGAAATGCAAAAAAATCTTGCTACAAAAGGATACGCATTCGACAAGGACAAAAAAATGTTTATTAAAGCATGAAACCACTTATTAGGGCAACACAACTGGAAGCATTTCGAAAATACATAGAGCAAAGCGATTACGCCAGTTATGAGATAACAGAGCAGTCTGTTATTGACAGTATAACTGGTGTTTTCACTGGAAATTTCTATACGAAAATCGGGAAGGCTTTCCATAAAATTATAGAAGAGGGTGCGCCGAAATGCGAAAAGGTTGACGCTGGGGAACGCACCTTTCTATATTACGGTAAAGAACAAAAAGAACCTGTACCTTGCGGAAGGTCATTTGATATAGAAGGCGATAAAGTTATTATGGATATTCCGCAATGTAAAACCGCACTTGCTTACCGAGGCGAATATCCGAATGCCTTCCATGAGATACGGTTATATAAGGATTTTGGAGATGCTATTATAACAGGATGTGCCGATATGATAGATGGTATAGAAATAAGAGATATTAAAACCAAATATTCTCATCCCACTGATGCCGATTACATAAATTCTTGCCAATGGAAATTTTATCTCCAATTATTCAATGCAGATATATTTCATTTTGATTTGTTCATATTTGAAGGATATGATAAAGAAAAGCATGGATATGATGTCAGAGGTATTCCGTTGAAACGTTATGGTCCTGCAATAACATGCTATCGCTACGATGGTATGGAGCAGGATAATTATAATCTGCTTCGCTCCTTTCTTGAATGGGCTGAATACAGAGATTTGACCAAGTATTTACTTAAAGAAACAATAGAATAGTATTATGATTTTAACAGGAAGTATTTGTCTTAGTGACATTCCCCGTGAGCAAATGAAGAAAGTAATCTGCAAAGACGGGAAAGAGAGAATTTATTTAAATGTGGCGGTTATCGAACGCAAGGAACCTTCACAGTTTGGGCATACCCATTTTATTACTTGTGCCCCAAAACAAGAAGAACGCAAAGAAGGCATACAGTATATTTTTGGAGATTTCAAGGAATATAAGCCCGTTCAGAGCAGCCCCACACCGGAACAGATTGCGGAAGCTCCGGGATTATCCCCGCAAGATGATTTGCCATTCTAAAATATTATGCAATACGACCTATCCAACCCACTCCACAAAGAGCAGTTCAAAATACGATGTAACTATCTCTTCTCAAAGGGTTGCATTGTGGAACTGACGGAAAAGAAGCCTAAGAGGACAACGCAGCAGAACAAATACCTGCACACCCTTTTAGGCTTCTTCGCTTGTGAGACGGGGAACACGCTGGAATACGTAAAACAGAACTATTACAAAAAGTTAGTAAATCCTGCAATATTCACCCGTAGGATTAATGATAAGTTTTTGGGAGAAATGGAAGTTTTACGTAGTTCCACTGATTTAGATACAGCGGAAATGACGACGAGCATTGAACGTTTTCGTAATTGGGCGAGTGCCGAATGCGGCGTTTATCTTCCAAGTCCTGATGAAGAGAGGTTATTGCAATTAATGGAGATTGAAATAGACAGAAGCAAAACGTTTATTTAAAGTAGAAAATTATGAATACATGGCTTAAGGTAAAACTCATTACAGGGGAACAGCAGGAAATAAGATTAATAGAAAACAAGAAAGAGAAATAATCTATGAGCGAACAGAAAAACAACTTCGACAAGAAAGTACAGATGCACTTGGCTTGCTCAAAAAATGAACTGAGAAAAGAAATGCAATGCGTCTATTTCAAAGATGGATTTGCATACGCAAGTGATGGTATCATTCTCGTTAAAAACAGAATATCCGAAATATCAGGATTGGAAGAATGCGAGGCAGAAGCACTTAACGGGAAATTCCTTCATGCCGACTTATACAAGGATATGTTGAAATACGACAATATTATGATTGCGGAAGATGGTATCGAATGCAGTAAAGGTGATGATAAGGTATTCTTCTACTTTTCTAAATTTGATAAATTTCCAGATGCAGAAAAAGTATTGCAGAATGCGCTTAATATGAAGCCTGTACCATTGCCGCAGTTTAGCTTTGATATGAAAGTTATTCAACGGCTTAATAAGGCCCTTTATGAAAGTGGCAAGTGTACCGCTATGTTCAAAGGTACTAACCAACCTATTGTATTTTACAGCATGATAGAAAATATCAGTAGCGTAGGATTATTCATGCCTTGTTATACTGATGAGGAAAATGGAGATTAATGATTATATCCCTAATAAATAACCATAATTATTAACTAAACGCCCTCTGTTCACGCAGAAGTCCCGTGAAAGGTTCGGGTTAAGTGATTTAATTTCAGCTAACAGTTAACTATCCCGGTGTGGCTTGACCGCCTATCCGGGAACTATTTGTTAACCTGCCTGCCCGGTCTGTGAAGATGGGGCGGGCGAAAATGGGGGTGCGCAGTGGAGTGCTTTTGACTTTCGAGAGGTGCACATGGTAGAAAGTACGGTACGTGAGATATAAGGAGTAATTAACCTTAGAAGTAGCGTAAAAGGATAAGTCCTTAATTGGGTGTTCGAATCGCCCCATCTCCACATAAATGTGAGCCACACATAAAATGGCAAGGGTTAGTAAATAATGGTTGTGCCCCGGAGAATACGCTTCGGGGCTTTTAATTGGCGAAGATTATGAGAATAGACAAAATTAAGACAGTAGGTCAGCTTAGAAAGGTCATTGAAAATCTTTCTGACGATTACGAGATAGAAATGCGTATTAGACGTAAATTGACGGATGAAGACATAATCGAGTTGCATAAAAAGTACGGTAAGATATATCCTTATCCATACGAAACAAGTTATTCAGAGCTTGAATTTGATGATGTAGGTGTGTCTGACAAAGTATTATGCTTGGGAGTTGAACTAAAAGACGAATGATATGCCATACTACATAAATGCAAATTGAATGAAACTTACAATAACCAAATCCGAAGGTGCAATCATTCAGAAGCTTATTGCAGACCGAAAGTCAGACATTCATAATATTGGAGGTGACAGCAAGCAGGCAGAGCGTCTAAGTAAGCTGAACAAGAAGATTGCAAGGCAGATAAAGAAACAATACAAGACATGAGTCCTTACGTAATAACTTCTGCGGTTCTTATTACCTATGACGGAAAGAAGATACCGTTGGAAAACATAGAGAGTGAAATAATAACCCGACCCATCCAGTTGACTAAGGAGAGGATACTTGATGCTTTCTCCATGATGAAAGATAAGCCGGTGGATGTGGAACTTAAAATCAAACATATATGAGCAATTATGTTACAGTTACGGCAGAGGTGGAATTTGACATGGAAGATTATATAGATGATATTCTTGAAAAATTGTCAGACGAAGAGTTAATTAAAGAGCTTGAGGACAGAGAGTTTGTTGTTTACGAAACAGCCCCCTTACTTCAAATTGAATTTAACAATCCGACCGATTCGAAAAGGCATTTATGCGACATAGCTAATGTCGGCTATTGTATATCCAATGAAGAACTTATCAATGAAATAAAATTAAAACTACCATAACATGATATATAATAAACAGATAATAAGGGGCAAGATACCGAGTAAATCTAATTGTTATAAAGTTATAACAATCCGAGGTCATGGCAGTCTTGCCAAACAACCGGCATTGACTGAATATGAAAAGTCTTTCTATTTGCAATGCAACCAGTATAGAGGACAGATGATAAGCGGTCTGTTTGAACTTCATTTGAACGTGTTTTACGAGAATCAACGTCCGGACCTTGACAACTGTTTTAAAACGGTCCTCGACTGTTTGCAAGGATGTAAAGCTATCAAGAACGACCGTAATTGCGTGAAGATAGTAGCAGAGAAGTTTATAGACAAAGTAAATCCAAGAATAGAATTTATAATCAAGGAAGTTGAATTATAAAAAATAGACAATTTGAAAGATGCATGAAAATAAAGATGAATAAACATGGCACGAAACAGAATGATTAAGCCAAAGTTCTGGGATGATACCAAAATAGGACGTCTTACAAGGGATGCAAGGCTTCTCTATATAGGTCTTTGGAATTTCTCTGATGATTCTGGGACTGTAATAGGTGATTCTATCTGGTTAAAGTCTAAAATATTTCCGTATGACCAAATCCAAATACAACAGTTTGAAAAATGGATGAACGAGCTTGTGATAAACGGATTTATATGTCTGCTTTCCTATAAAGGGGAAAGATTCATATATCTGCCAAATTTCACTCGGCATCAAGTAATCAACAAACCTAATTACGAGGATTTGAATATACCTAAATGCTTGATAGACAAAATAAAAGATAATATTCGCTTATTAATCACGGAACAATCACGTAATACTACCGTATCATTCACTGAACAATACGTGACTAAAATAGAAGTAGAAAGAGAAGAAGAATATCCCCCCTATAATTCCCCCCAAGGGGAAGTCTCGCCATCAGGGAACAATGAGAGCGATAAGATAAATTACAATGGTCTTATGGATACGTTCAACAAGATGTTTGAAGGACGGTTACCCAAAGTTACGGCAATGACAGAAAAACGTAAGAAAGCCGTAAAAGTAAGAGTCGCAGAATATGGGAAAGAGGCTATTATGGCTGTTTTCAACAATGTTTCTCAATCAGCATTTCTTTTGGGGCATAATAACCAAAACTGGCATTGTGATTTCGACTGGATATTCAGACCGACAAATTTCATTAAGATTTTAGAAGGCAATTACAATGGAGAAAGACTTAGTAAAAATCAACAGGATAGCGAGCAGCGAAAACGTGATTCAGTTCTTGCAATCGCTACAACAGTCAGAGAAGCTGCCGCAAAAAAAAGAAAGGAACTTGAAGCAGAGGGCGTTATTGAATAAATATCCTGACCCTGCACAATTCATACTTGATTACAATCCAGATTTGCAGTTCAAAATTGTTAGGTGTAAGGCGACTCACTCCGATTTAGCCATGAATTTTTCCATACCTACATTAGGGCTATTGGCTTCGACTTATGGAGATGAGACCCCTTTGGAATGGTTGAAAATTCAATTCGGTACACTCAATGACTTCGCAGAGGTATCTACCAAGATTGCTAAGGAGCAGCTTAATGAGTTAGCAGAGATATTTATTTCTGAGTATTATTACATCAATGCAGCTGAGATATGCTTTTTCATTGCACGGTTTAAGTCTGGGAAATACGGACGATTCTATGGAGCTATAGACCCGATGAAGATTACAAGCGCTATGCTTGACTATATCAAGGAACGCCGCATTGACATTGAGCGTTACGAACGTGAGCAATACCGACTACAGCGCCAAAAGGAGATAGAAGAGCGCGGTAGCAACGGAATTTCCTATATCGAGTATCTTGAACGTGAACGTAAGCTTGTGGAAAGTGGAGATGCAGAAGCCATGAAACGAGCGGCAAATCGTGTATGTAGTATCAGTTTACGTAAGTAGTGGCGAAAGCATAAATTTGACAATAAAGTATGAGACTTACAATATGTTGGACGACAAGAGGCAGGCAAAGACGCTTTTACTATGATATATGCAAAAAGTTTGGCATATCGGATTACATGAGTGTTAATCATGAGACGCCATGCGATATAAGGGATGAAGATATGGAACTGTTGAAGGAATGCGAAAAACGAGGGTTTATCCAAATAAGAAACAAACGGTAAATAATCATGGACATAGAGATTGAAAAGAAAATCGAACAATTGGAGTGGCAGCGTGACAATGCAATGCGCATACGCTGCCCGTTGGTGGCAAGGAAGTATCAGCGCATGATTGATGAACTTGCAAAAGAGAGCAGAAACAAGAATATGAACAAGGCAGAACAGACAAGGCAATGACTACCGACACGGCAAATCAGATAATCAACAAGTATGAGAGCCTTGTAGTTCTGTGCACCTACAACATATTGCTCACGAACGACATCTGTTGCGGGCAGGTTATCGAGTGTCTGCATGCGATGAAGAGAACGCCTTATTACAAACAGGCATTCAAGCGGTATTTGAATGATGCCGATAAGGCAAGAAAGGAATACGAGCGTACTGTAAACAGCGTTATCGGTTCAGACCGGAGCGAGTTTTTCGCCAACTGCAACGACAAGTACACGGAAGAAGTGAACAAGCACGTGGATATGCTGTATTGGCAGTTCAAGCAGGTTCTCGACGATAACGGCATATCCCATTCCGCAGAGATTGCAAGGTTCGAGCTTGCAAGGACATTGTGTGATTACGCCTGCATCCAGTTTGACGAAAGGATTAAAGAGCTTCGGAAGAAAGATGCACGGTTCAACGGGTTCACGTTGGAATATTTGAAGCTTTCAAATGTGGCAAGGATGATGAACCTTGCTTCCGACTGTTTGAAAATCGGGAAAACGGTCAATATGAACACAGAGCGGTGTACAGCAGCGTTTGATGTGCTGGTAAGAAAGCTGTCGGATGCGGATAATATTGCCAACGCGATAAAAGTTTAGTGAGATGAAACCTATTTATAACCTTATAACCCTCCTCATGGACTGGCTTTCGGTAGAGGTCGGAGTGGATGAAGAGTGGTTCTGAACAAAGACATCATGGTGCAAGATGTGTGTTTCGGAAGACAATCGGGAACGGAATAAAAGAAAGGAAAACAAATGAATTTACAGTCAAAAATAGATTATTCAATAACCTTGCTTCGCAAGAGTGAAAGAATGGCATTGGAACTTGACCCGGAGAATGGATTCTATTTGGCATTCTCCGGCGGAAAAGATAGTCAGGCATTATACCATATTGCAAAACTGGCAGGAGTAAAATTCAAGGCTCACATGAACCTTACAAGTATAGACCCGCCAGAGGTTATTCGCTTTGTGAAACGGAATTATCCGGATGTGGAGCTGATAAAGCCTAAGATGTCAATTTACTACATGGCTTTGAAAAAGCACTTATTGCCTACAAGAACGATAAGATGGTGTTGTGCCGAGTTCAAGGAAACATCCGGTGCAGGAAAGGTTACGCTGATTGGAATCCGCAAGCAGGAAAGCACAAGACGGAGCAAGCGTGAGGAAATCGAAATCAGTTCCCATAAGTTCAGCGGGAATTTCGACCAGTGGAGCGAACACAAAGAACAGATGGTAACATGCGTGAAAGGCAAGGACAAGATACTTGTTTCTCCAATTATCAATTGGACGGAACGTGATGTGTTGGAGTTCCTGAATGAGGTGGTGAAAGTACCACACTGCAAGCTATATGATGAGGGATATAAACGGATTGGCTGCATTCTTTGCCCGATGTCGAACTATCGTCAGAAGATAAGGGATATGCAACGCTTCCCCCATGTAAAACGTAAATGGATTCAGACCATACAAAAGCTCATTGATGCCGGGTATCTCAATCGTAACTTTACCAATGCAGAATTCGGTTTTAATTGGTGGATTAGTGACAAGTCTTTTGACCAATATTATGCAGAGGAAGTGCTACAAGGGAAGATAGATTTTAGCGAATAGCAGAATGTGCCAATGAAAACAGTTAAACTTTCCAATTTAAAAGTCGGCGACCTTTTCATCCATAAAGGAACGGTGTACGAGATTATTACAAAGAGTAAGTGGACTTCCCAATGTAGGTATCTAAATGATAAATATCGCTTCGGTGGTTGGTGTCAATACTTGTATTTTGATTTTAGTAATTACACAAAAGTGGAAATTTAATATTAGCATGTGGTAAATATAAGAAAATTAAAAGTCATTGATTATGAAACAGACAACTATCCCCGCTTTTAAATATTGGCTCCGGATACACGGCTTTCGCTTAGAATGGTTCGGTACCGGAACAAAAAAACAATCCAATCAAGATTAAATCAAAAAGAAAGAAATGAAAGAGTAAATATGGAATTAAAAGAATTGACATTAAAGATATGTGACATCTTCGGATGTAGCAGTATTACTACACTGCCTGATAAGGTTATGTTTGCTTTGTTTTCTCAGAATCCCACTTTGTATTTTGAGAAGTACAAAGAGTTATGCCCTGATTTGACTGTAGATTGGATGCAAAGGGTATATCAGTTCTACCACGCAGACAGAAAGGAAAAGAAACAAGATTATACACCTGTATCTCTTTCTAAGCTGGTTGCTTTTCTTAGCTATACACCATGCGAGAAAGTTGTGTACGATTGTTGCGCTGGTTCCGGTTCTCTGACTATTCAAAAGTGGTGCACTAATCCGGATTTAAAGTTTGTTTGCGAAGAATTGGATACGAATGTATTGCCTATCCTTCTGTTTAATCTTTGTATTCGTAATATTGATGCGACAGTGGTAAACAAGAATATTCTCACTGGTGATATTATCGCTTCATATAAGGTAATCAGAGGTTCAACATATGGAGTTATACAGCGTCCGATGTTTCCGGAAACAGAATTTCTAAAAGCTGATGTAGGCATTTCCAACCCGCCATTTAATTTAAAAGTTCCTGTATCTGAAGAAATAATCAAAGCTTTACCTCAGAAATACACTTGTAATTTTGCTTTCGTGGCGCATTGCCTGCAAAGGAGTGAAAGATGTGCGTTGATTCTTCCCAGAGGTGTGCTTACAAGCAAAGAAGAGAAAGAGTGCAGGAGATACTTTATTGAGAAGGGATGGCTGCAAGCTGCTATTTCTTTGCCGGAAAAGATGTTTGAGTCTACCTCTGTAGCGACTTGCATACTTTTGTTTGATAAGAAGAAAATGAGTAAAGATGTGATGCTGATTAATGCGGAGGGAATGAAATCTGTTGAAGTAAGAGAACAACGTGGAGAAGGTGGCGCTTCTCATTACAACCGCATCTATAAAAAGGAATTTAATACTTTTTCAGATGAACAGATTGCTGCTATATGCGAACTTACAGTAAAAGAACAGGATTCATTCTCTAAAAGGCTTTCAATCGAAGAACTGGAGCAAAAGGGATACAATCTTACTATTGGCTCATATCTGCCGATAGAATTAAAAGGAACTATTCATCGAGACTTCAACGCTATAATATCAGATATTAACCGTGTCATCAGAGAACGTAATGTTATTAAGGTGACAGTTAATAAGGTATGGGCTGAACGTCTTGGACTTACAGAAATTATAAAAGATTGCGAATCATCCAATGAAGTAGTGAAAGCTATGAATGAAAGTTTTGCATCATTCAAGAATTACGAAGTAAAAGAGAAAATTATTGAGAATAAGTATATTCAATCTTCCAATAGTAAAGTATTTTGTATTGAGAATACTGATAAGGAAATATTGTCAAGCATCATGCCTTTCTTTATGAATATGTATAAGCAGCATATTTATTACCTAAATAATGAAGAGAATAGGCTTCTTTCCGAACTTAGAGATTCGATGCTGCCACTTCTTATGAATGGAGAATTGGCTTTTAAAGATTAACGTATAACTAACAGTGATATGAAACAGACAGTAGAAGAAGCAGCAAGGAAAGCAATTCATAAGCATTATAATTGTAATGGAACCTATCCATGTTCAGAACGTGAATATTGCGAACATTGTAACGGTCATAATACAGCATTCGATTGTTGCGAATGTGGTGCAGATGAATTTAAAGAAGGATTTATTACTGGCGCAGCATGGCAGGCAAAGCAATCTCCGTGGATAAGCGTTGAGGAACGGTTGCCGGAAGAGTTAAAAAGCGTTTTAGTTAGGTCTGAGTATGAAGGCAAGAGCCTTTATGAAGTCGCTTTTATTATAAATGGGAAATGGAAATGCCGTAATGGTAAACCCACCCATTGGATGCCTATCCCCTCTTTCGATGATATACTCGAAGACAACAGAGATGTGTTAGAACGGATTAAAGAGAAAGGAGATTGATTATGGAAATAAAGAACGTAGGACAACTTAGAAAAATCATAGAGAACCTTTCCGATGATTTTGAAATCGAGATGCGTGTCAGACGCAAATTGACGGATGAAGAATTGAAAAATTGCAGATACCCTTATCCTTACGATACAGAGTATTTAACTTTGGAATTTGACGATATAGGCGTTTGTGACAAAGTATTGTGTTTGGGTGTAACTTCTAATGATTGATGATATGGAAGTAACCGATTTTCTTGAAGTAGTAATACTTTGCTTGTCATTATTAATAGTCATTCCTATACTTATGTTTATTTGGATTGACTGGGAACGAATTGAATCTAAAAGAAGAAACAGATGGAAATAAAGAACGGAATAATAATAGACGGAGTGCTGCATGAAGCGGTACAATATAAAATTAACTGTAAAAGATGTTCACTGCTATCTGTGTGTCATGAGTTTAATGCTGTTTGTGCCGTTATTGGTTGCGAAGCATTTGTTGAGCGTGGCAAAGTAACTGTTACATCTTATTATCGTGAAACACCTAAAAACGCTGGAGAAATAATCAAAAATAGATAAGGAGGAATAACTATGGGATTTACAACACCGTGTTTCATAAGAAAGAATACACCGGAGCTTCGGAAGAAGTTGGAGAAGTTGGGATATAGATTGTTTGGGGCGGAACTTAACGAAGATTTATGTATTTTCACTGAACCCGAACACAGTCTATATAGTGTTGAGTTTTTCAGTAACATTCCACATCCTGACGAAACCGATAGTGTTGATTGCGGAACCAACGAAGAACTTTTCCTAGCTATCGCTGCATTAAGGGATGATACAGACAACAATCAATTATTCACTAATGGTAAGGGCGATTGGGGTATATACCGGGATGGCTCTGATGGAGGTTTATCTGGAATGGATTTCTATGGGGTGCCTAATGATTTTGAGATTGACAATTACCACAAGGCTACCGTAAACGAACTGATTGAACACTTTAAAGTATGAAGAAAATAATTATCATTTTGGCAACAGTTGCACTATTCGGGTGCAATAACTCTGGAGAATACCCTATAGAACACCGTACAAGTGAGGGAAGCGTGACTTATCTCAATGATAGTATAGTGATTATCCGTACCCATAAAAAGGGGCTTGACAACTACGAAACGAAGATTATTAATTTGAAAAAACAATAGCCATGACCGAAGAACTTGTAACATTAGAGACTGCGAAGCAGCTGAAAGATAAGGGCTTCAATTGGAAGTGTGAACACCTAATAGGCCGCAATAAGGTTATTACAAAATATGACCTTCCGCAAAGTATGTCGTGTTGTACGGAAATAGATGACGAACCAGTTGAATTTTTGTGTCCAACATTGTATATCGCCCAAAAGTGGCTGCGTGAAACCAAGAACCTACATATTGAAATAACCTATATATATAGAGACTATTGGTTATATGATATACTGACAATTCCGAACCATGGCTCGATAGGATTATCCGGCAGACCTTTGGTGCATTATAAAAGCTACGAGGAAGTACTGGAAGCCGGGATACAAGAAGCATTAAAACTTATATGATTATGAGAAGATTTATATATATACTGGTTGCTATCGTTATATCATATCTAATTTGTGTATATGAGTACAATACGTGGAATTTCATTGCCGGGTTAGAGCCTTCACAAGCTTGCGAAAGATTAGCCAAATACGCTTTTTATTTCGTGATATGGTATTGGGTTGCGAAAGCTGTTGATTTGTTTAATGATTAACAAATAAGAGTATATAATTATGAAAGCAAACCTAATATTTTCTCTTGCGATACTCATCATATCAGCATTATTCATCGGTCACTTCCGACTGACATTCTCACCGTTCAGTGTATCCTTTCTCTATTGGCATAGGACTGTAGGAGTTATTCTTATCGTTGCAGGATGCTTGGTTTACAACATAGGTGAGCATGTATCCGGTTACAAGAAAGGACTGGATAAAGGTGTGGAGATTGTTTTGAAAGAGTTAAAAAAAAGATACAATGAAGAAGATAATGTTCAATGAGATTTGGAAATCAATCACCCTAAATGAGTGCAATTTGGATGTATCAAATTATGGGAATGTTCGTTTTTCTAAAAATCATAAGAAAAAATCGTTTCATCTTAATAAATATGGTTATCCGACAATTCGCATTCAAAAAGACAGAAAGATATACACATATCGAATACACAGATTAGTCGCCCAATTATTTATTGAAAATCCCTATCCAGAAAAGTTCGATTGCATCAATCACAAAGACGAAAACAGACAAAATAATTTTGTTGAAAATCTTGAATGGTGCGATAGGAATTACAATAACAACTATGGCAGTCACAACGAAAAAATAGCAAAAAGCAAGAGTAAGCCAATCATTCAATATGATTTGAACGGAAATATTGTTAGAGAATGGGAGTCTGCATCTGTTGCTGCAAGAACATTAGGGTGTGCTCAATCAGGAATAAATTGGTGTTGTTTAAGAAAACCAAAACACAACACATGTATAGGTTTTATTTGGAGATTTGCGGACGATAAAGATACTAGATATAAAAATGGAAAATCTATAATCAAATATGATTGTAATGGAAATTTTATTGAGGAATATATAAACATTACCTCTGCCGCTAAAGAGAATAAGATATGTATAACTTCAATAACCAACTGCGCTAAAGGTCGGTCAAAGACCGCAGGAGGTTTTAAATGGGAATATAAACATGTATAATAAAATGAAGAAGATATTTTTTTCAGATAAATACAGTCTAACCCAGGCTGTATTGGATGGTCGGAAGACGCAGACAAGAAGAATCATTAAGTGTCCGAAAGCATATCAAGAAAATCCTGCTGGATGTTTTAGGATTACTGAATCAGATGATGTTAGCCCCCTTTTTGAGATTCTTGTATATGATAAGGACTGTAATGACTTTGTTCCAATGTTTATTCAGCCGAAGTACAAGGTTGGTGAAGTTTTTGCTATTGCACAATGTTATGAAAGTTTAGGGATGAATCCCGAAATTGCACTTAATGATAGGGACGGAATAGGATTTTATACTAAAACTAAATTCGCACCCGGTTGGAAAAATAAAATGTTTGTCCGTGCTGACCTCATGCCCCATCATATCCGCATTACCGACATCAAGATAGAACGGTTGCAGAACATATCCGATGAAGATTGCTTTAAGGAAGGAATTTTTAAATGGGATGCTGGACAAAAGGATATTCCTTTTTATTCATTCCATTACGCAGATATACCCGACTACAATGATCCTCGTGACGCATTCGCAGAACTGATAGATAAAGTCTCCGGCAAAGGTACATGGGCATCCAATCCTTATGTTTTCGTATATGAATTTGAACTGATTGATTAAAAACGAGAAAAGATATTGATTATGAAACGTGAAATAAAATTCAGAGGAAAAAGTACTGATACGGGGAAATGGATATATGGATTTCTCTCTTTTTTCTATACTGCCGGAAGGGACGAAAACGGACTTATCTTCACAGACAAGGCAAAGATATATTCTCCGGAAAACTGCCGGTGCGATGACGTATGGGCTGAAACTGTTGGGCAGTTCACGGGAGTTAAATACAATGATAGAGAAATATATGAGCATGATTTGGTTGAATGCACTGGTGTACTATGTGAAGTAGTGTATAGTGATAAAATCGGTTCTTTTGTGCTATTAGAAGTTCTGTCTCAAAATCTTGGAAATAAGCCAATAGGACAAATGATAGATATGTTCGGGATTAGATATGCAGGCAATATTTACGACAGCCCGGAATTATTGAAAAAGCAACTATGAGTAATTTAGAACACGTCGCCACAATTGATTACTGCTACTGGAGATTAAACAAGCTCAAAGAACAGCTTTCCAAGCCTAAATCGACTATGGAGCAGTTGGTTGATAAAGCCTGCGGTTATAATGAAGTAGAAGAAGTGAAAAAGGAAGCTATAACCCTTTTGGAACAGATTGTTGAAAGTAAAAAGGCTATCGGTGCGGATTATTCGGGAGATAGCAAGTTCCTTGATAAATTAAAGAACAAAGAAACACATGAGTAAAAAGAAAATATATATCAGTCTGCCTATCACCGGGTATGACATAAAAGATGTTGAGAAAAGATGCAAATCCGCTTCCGAGTTTATAGAACAACTTGGTTTTGAAGCGGTATCTCCCTTAGAGGTGTCTTCAAATCCGGACACGAGTTATGAAGAGCATATAGGCAGGGATATTACCGCCCTTCTTCAATGCGATGCTGTGCTATTCCTTGAAGGGTGGCATTATTCCAATGGATGTAGTCTTGAACATAGTGCAGCCGGGATTTACGAGAAAGAGAGATTATTTTCCATTGGAGAATTGAAACGCTACGCAAAAGAAATAGGCATATGAGTAAACTATACAAAGCAACCCTCTTCGGTAAATCATTTATTATAGGATGGTTCAGCCATGCGGACAAGTGGTATCATAAATTTAGTATAATACATTGAACATGAAAATTATATTTCTTGATATAGACGGAGTAATTTCCACGAAAAAGTCACATTATGCACTTGATAAGGATGCGTGTGATTTACTTGGCAAGATTATAGATGCTACGGATGCCAAAATTGTCATTTCTTCGTCTTGGAGAAGAAACACGGTAGAAGATACGAAATGCAAGCTTACTACCATAGGGCATTTGGTTCCTTTCCCGTTTCCATACGCAAATAGGATTATAGGAGTAACTATAAGAGCGTATGCCTACATTATGCAAGGTATTCATCTTAGCATTCCTCGTGGAGTTGAGATAAAACAATGGATTGACACTCATATCCACTCTGAAAATGGGAAAAATTGGAACTATAAAGATATTGGGGTTGATTTTAATTACGTGATACTGGATGATGATAGCGATATGCTTCTTGAGCAAGCTGAACACTTTGTAAAGACTGATACCCTATTGGGATTGTCGAAAGATGATGTTGAGCGAGCTATTAAAATATTGAACCAATGAGAAAAGCAGACAGAATAATCAGAGACAGACACTCCCGCATCCCGGACAAATACAAGAAGATTGACACTACGGTCAACGGGGATGTAGAAAGCCTTGCCGAACAACACAAGGAAGTGGAAAGAAGGCTGTTCCCTCTACGCCTTAACAAGACCACTGTTATTTACGTCACAAAAGACAAACAAAATGAAGCATATGCAGCGAAAGCACGTAAACGGATGGGGATAACAGAGCCGAAGAAACCTTTTGTCGACCCACTTTCGGAAGAAAACATTACCAAGTTGTACAAGGAAGAAAAGATACCACCCCGCAGAATGGCAGAGATGCTGAATGTAAGTGTAAGGACGATATATCTAAGATTGGCTAAGTATGGACTTACAAAAGTTAAATGCAGATAATATGAAAGAGAATAATATTTTAAACAAAGAGATTTATGCAGAGGCTATGATAGCAGCCTCTAAGGTTGATTTCCTTGAAAGCAAGGATGAGATTAAGATGTATGCCACTTCGCTGTATAACGCAGTAATGTGGGGCAGAAATCATACGGTTAAAGCAAAAGAATTAGAGACACCAAGCTAATACCCTCACCAAAACGGCAAGCGGTATAACCCAATGGAGAACTCGTTCAAAGCGTTCTAAACGTTCCATTGGATAACCCGGAAAAGGCGGCAATAGTCCATGTAAAGGACATTGTCCGCCAATTCAAGCAGTTCATCTATGTAATCCCTTTTTCGCATCACGTTCAAGTTTTCTACGTTGTTGGCGGTTTATACCATTTGCTATGGCAAGGCTGTTCAGCGTCTCTTTCTGTTCGGGAGAAAGCATGTTATATACTTCTTCCCGTGATTTGCCTGATAAAATGGCTTGTACTATTTTCCACATAAGCTACGTCTACAATGTTCACACAAAAATTTCTTCGCTACCGGGAACATCTTCTGTCCCACATATCCGCTAAGGTACTGCGCCTCTTCCCCGTATGGGTCGATGCCGAACGCCCGTGAGATATGCCGACATAGATGCCCTTTTTCATGGTCGAAAGAGTTTTGAAACTCTGCCGGGGAAGAAGTAAGGGCTATAACCATTACGGTTTGCCTGTTTTGGATATTGGAGTAAGTGATACCCGTATTCAGATTGCAGGAGCGCATGTTCTTATAGGCATTCACCAAATCCAGCCCCCTGCATCCAACCCGCCGAAGGTCGGCGATGATACGGTCGGTATAATAGCAGTCCACCGCATAATATACACGGACTTCCCAATCATAATCCGGTATGTAAAAATCCTGTATTATCATAGGCTACATCATCTGTTCCCACATGATAGGATTGCCGGAGCCTATGCAGTCGGCATAGAACCGAGTGAAAGGCATTCCATTGTAAGCGTCCACATCATCTATGTAATCCTTAATGAACAATGCGAGATGGGCTTCGTCAGTGATAGAACTTTTGTAGTAATCCGACTTCGCCATGTTTGCCACGTAAACGCTGTCGTACCCTGCATCCTTCTCCAGGTTTACACTGTACTTTTTCAGAAGCTCCTCTACCTGCTCTTTGCTGATTGGTTCAAGTTTTTCCTCCTTGCCCGTAGATTTGTTTTCCATCTTCATGCGGGAAACAGCCCATAGGCACATCTTCTTGCTGAAATGCCATCCGTACTGGCTGAGATAGTCAGCCATTGCAGGCGGTATTCTGTCGTATGTATCTAATCTTTGTTTCATATTTTCCTGATTTTAAGTGATTGGCAAAAGAGGGGAATAATCCCCTCTCCATTACATGAACTCTCCGTTGGCGCGTCTGCGTCTGCGTTCGCCCATATCATCACCGTAAGGCTGTGAATCGCGGCGTTCGTTGTAAACCGGATATTCCGGGAAGTAACCCGGCATACGACGTTCTCCCATATCCGAGCCGCCGCTATAGCTTCCACCGCGTGAACCACCGCTGTTACGATAGCCCATTTCACCGCCCTGCATCTCACGCATGGCTTTCTCGTAACCATGACGACAACCCTCTCTATAGGCTTCTTCCATAGGATTACCGCCTCTCATACCGAAGTCACGGTCATATTCTCCGCGTCCTTCTTCCAATATTTCCCACATTCCCATATTATTTCTTTGTTTTAGATGTTTCAGCAACTCCGAGTTGTTCCATAAGCCGTTTGTTCAATTCCATAAGGTCGGACATGTTCTTGCTCATTTCCGCCATTTGCCCTTTCAGAGAGGATATTTCCTGCTCCTGACGTTGTTTCTCTGCAAATTCGGGGTTCAAGAGCGTCAGCATCTTGTCACATCCCGCAATGACGGAATTGTGGAAGTCCATGCTGTTGATGATGTCTATGCTTTTCTGTTTCATAGAAGCGACCTCGTTATTCATCGCATCACGAGAGCATGACACTACGATATTGCCGTTCTGTCCGAAGTCGGCTATATCCATGCCGGCAGGTAGATTTTGGAAAGTCGTGTTCTGCCCGTTGATACAGACAACGACATCCACAACCATTTCCATTTGGGGCAACTGTCCCATAGGGGATGCCATAGGATATTTCGGCTTGGGAGCGGAAACGCTGACTACCGGACCGTATTCGATAAACGGGTTAGCATCCTTATGAAGTATATACAACTGGTTATTGGTACGAAGTGATTGAAACATATTGGTTTGATTTTAAAGGGGTGTGGCTATTCCCATTTTGGAAATAACCACAAAGCCCCATGTTAACTACTTGCTCTTTTGAGCGGTTGCTTCTGCTGTCGGAGTCGGTGTCGATGCGGTTGTCGGACGATACCCACCGTTAACAAGGAACAGTTCGTTGGTGTACTTGTTATAGTGGATTTCGTAGATACCCGTTCCGGCAAGGTTGCCGACAGTCACCGGCTCATTGTTGTAAGCCAGCAACGGTCTTGTATCCCCATTAGTCCCTATCAGTATCGGGAGTGTAGCAGTCGTACCGGCAGGTATCGCCTGGCGGAGACTGACATAGAAACCGCCTACATAGCTTCTGTTACGGAACGCATGGTTAGGCAGCTCTAAAGTCACGTTCTCCGTGCCGACCGTTACGGCTACCGTAGGAAGGGTATTGAAATTAGCCCTTCCAATAGTAGGGAACAAGAAAGGAAATCCTGTAAAAAAGTTAGGCCACATAATTACCCCCTTTCTTACCGGAATTAACCCCAGTAGTTGTTACAACCACAACCGCTACGCCCATACATTGCATCACCGGCGTAAGCACCGAAAGCCGCAGCACGAGCTATCTCAGGGTTAAATGCTTGCAATTGCGGGTATGGCACTGCTACCGTAGGTGGCATCTTGCATTTTATTCCATCGACATCGGACTGCAATGCCTGCAAGCCTGCTGCCAAAGGAGCAATCTGTTGTCCTACTGAATTCAGGATAGTAGCATTCTGGTTACGTTGGGAGATTTCAGCGGTCAAAGTGGCTTTTTCTGCTGTAAGAGCCGCAATCTTGTCCTGCAATGCTTGGTTCTGCATAGCGTCCAACTTTGCAAGGATAGCATTGGTATTGGCGGTCGCACCGTCACGCAATGAAAGAGCATTCTGATTGGCCGTGTTGACAAGCGCGTTGGTCTGATTGCACATCGCAAGCTGGTTCTCATAGCCCATTGTGGTAATGGCGTTCTGAGTCTTGCAGCAGCAATCTGCAATCTGAGTAAGAACAGCCTGATTTCCGGACTGGAATGCGTTGATGATTTGCTGGCTTGACATGCCCACCTGATTTCCTACATTGGCGATAAGTCCCTGGATGTTGCACAGGGCGCTCTGTAACTGTTGGGTAGAGCAGTTCAAAGAAGAAGCAAGCTGGTTGATGGCATTGCCATTGCCCTGAATGGCTGACATCAGGTATTCACGACCGACATCACCGTTAAGCTCGGCAGGCAGACCGCCACCATTGCCAAAGCGGTTGCCAAAGCCGTTGCCGCCCCAACAGAACCACAAAAGGATAATCCAGATGAACCACCACGAGCCGCCCCATTGGTCTTGGCTGCCACGTCCCTGGTTCAGTAAAGCGAGAAGTCCGGGGTCTACACCCTTGCTTCCCATCAAGTTGGGCAACATAGCCATGATGTCGAATTTGCTTCCGCCACCATTTCCGTTGTTCCCGTCTTGATTGAAGACATACGTTCTTTCCATAGAGATTTATATTTTGTATTACGGTCAAAATCAACCGCATCACAAAAGTATAAATACCGATACTGCCATGAAATCAGTTGTTTCCCAACGCTTTCCTAATGTTTTCCCAATATATTCTCAACATTTTCCCGCCTTCCATACGTTCCTGGAAATTGGAAATCATGTAGTTTATCGCGCGTTTGGTCTTGTGAATTTTAGGAGCTATCTGTGAAGGGTACATTCCCCTTTCAACAAGCAACTGTACAAGCAGATAGCGGGCGTCTACGGTTTCCGTATCCTTATCCGAAGATAGTATTCGGCTGGCGGGTATTTCGGTCTCCTGCGCCACAAGATTGATTGTTTCGGCAAAGATTTCTGACTTACACATAGTTTTTCTGAATTTTATATTTATCTTTGCCCTGCCACATAAAATATTTGATTATATACGAACAAAGCATAAGATACCGTGTTGAAGATATTAAAGCCTCCAACGTGCGGTGTCTTATGCTTTTTTCAAATTTTTATGTGGCAATAATTATTTGAACGTTGGGGGCTTTCTTTTTACTCTAAGCCCCGAAAGAGTGTCAGCTACAAGCCAACTTCTACATCGTTAATTTCTTTCTTATCTTTATGGGGAGCCAAACAATTACGAATAAAACACATGTCAGATTTATCGAAATGCTGGCACCACCGTAATTGATTTTAAACTTTTCCCACCATGACAGTTCCCTCTCTACCGGATAAGGCTTGGGCACTTCAATCCTTCTTATCTTTTCGATAAAATACGGCATTTTGACCGTTACCGTAGCATGAGGATAAATGCCCAATGAATGGTTCAATATCCCGTTGCTAAATGAAGCATAGCTGTAGGCATACGGATTGCGAAGGAATGACGTTGTATCGGCAACAGATACGCTGTCCTTGTACGGTATCAGCTTCTCTTGAAATGTCGTATCATGGAAAATCACACTATCAAGAACCTTTGTCTCAACCGGCATATAAACAGTCCTCGTTCTACAGGAATACACCGTCAACGCAAGAAATACTATATACACTAACTTCTTCATAACTTCAACAGATAATGATTAACAACCATACCTGCACATATTGCAGCTACACCACATAGCAAGTCTGCTTTGTTCCACTTGCCGTTATAGTAGTGGCAACGGTCGCTGTTCTCCTTGATAAAGAGCATCAGCAATGCTGTACTACTGCCGAATACTATGGCGGTGGATAGATAGACCACCGCACCTAAGATGTTATTTTTCATATTTTGAGTTAGCATTATGCAAATTTAGTTAATGAAATATATCTTCTATCCGTGGTTCCTGTAGACTAATTGGAGCAAATCTTATAAGTGTATTGATTATAACATTGGCTATTTTCTGCCCTCCGATATTATTAGGATGAACTTGGTCGCCCAAATCTTTGGTTATTGTTAAAGTTGATATTCCACTTAACCCATTTACATCTATGACAGGAATGCCATATATTGCTGCAATATCTTTTATGACTTTACAGTAATCTAATATAGTTAGATTCTGATTATTTTTATATGGATAATCCGCATCTTCATACTTATTATAAAAGTTATGAGGCGTACATACAAAAATTTTAGCGTTGGGGATTCTTTTGATGATTTTTCTTATCATTAAGGCATAAGCGTAGTAAAAATGTGTCTCATCTCCATCATCTATACTCCCTAGTTCAACACTACCTGAAATATCATTTGCTGACGCATAAATAATCAATATATCAGTATCAAGCGGTATAGTAGATACCCGCTCATCTCCACACATATAATCCTTTATTGATATTGTCCCCTCTGAAGGATTGCTTGCATGATAATATCCATATTCATCAACAAGCTTGTTTTTGTACCCAACTGATGTAACCTTAGACCCACCAATACCTCTGTTGTAATGGTCAGCCATATTAAAATATTTCCATACATACTTCTGCCATGAAGCCAGTTCTACAATTGAGTCGCCAAACGATGTCATTTTCTTTCCGGAGAAAGCCATACGAAGTATCTCATCATGATTCATAGTTGAATCCATATCAATAGAATTGGGATTACAAGGGAAATAATGTAATGAAACAAAAGCATGAGTATTCTTGTTAAAGTTAAAGACAGCGTATCTATAGGCTGGGCTTTGGTTTATTTTAAGTTCCCGAAATGAATCTGTCTGATTGCCGGTATATCCAATATATGAACCATCTGATGTAAACAATGCTACAGAATAAGCATTTGTAAAAACAGTTTTTGCATCTTTTATATCTATAAGTTGAGTCGTATTATATTCCTCATTGACAGATAGAGAACCATTGGTTGTATTGTATCCTTTGATTAGAATTGATTCTGTTATTAAGTTTTTGCTATAATCCAAAATAGGAACTTCTGCAACTCCAAATTCTGTAAAAATAAAATTCTCTTTACCCGAAAAATATTTACCAGGAACTTCGGTTGTATATAATAACCTACAGTAATCAGACTCTTTTTCCTTGGGAATTTTACTTATATTTCTACCCGTGGCGGCATTGGCTCTCTTCCAATTTAGATAAGTAAGGCCGTTTTCTGCTTTCTTGTAAAAATAGATTCCATAACAATTTGTATACAGATAATCCATGTCACCTATATCAAAGCCGTCAACAACACATCTTCCTTGTGAAGAAATAATATTGCCCGAATTATCAATCGTTTTATTTGATTTTATTTTATCGGAGGATATTTTATTCACAGATATGTTTTCAACATCCACATTCAGTGCTTGCCGAATCCAATTATCAATGCTTGTGAATGTTCCACCCTGGAACTCCCACGTTTCTACTTTTCCAACTGAATTTATGAACGACACCTTCAATCCGATATTTCTAAGTTCCTGCGGAACTTGGGCAATGGCGTCTTCCAGACTGTACTTGTTACTCCCGTCAATTCCCGAAGTAGGATGCTGGACGGAAACATTATACTCGGTGATATAGTTCATATAGTCAGTGCTGCCACCAGTGCCACCACCAGTGCCGATGTATTTCTTCAATGTAGCGGTACTCATTGAGCCGTTGCTACTACCTTGCTGAAAAGGTATCAGCTCGTTTCCTGTTAAGTTCTCCTTTTGAGGGAGTTGTCCTATTTGTAATCCTTCTGCCATATCTTTTTATTTTTTATCATTTTATTTTTTGTTATCTGCAAGTAATATTGGCTCTTCGTTAGCCAACAATAACGGAGTGCCATCCGATAATAATAAATACCTTCCATCAGGGGATGGGTTTGGTCCCGGTTTATTATCCTTGATATATGAATACCCTATAGTAAGTATACCGATAGTAGGAATGCCGATTGTCGGGATGCTGATGTTGGGGATAGTGATTGGGTTCATAGGCTATCCCTCTTTAATCATTTTGGCTTCCAATACTTCGGTAGCACTCTTGATTGTGACGTTTATGCCATTCGCTATCCCTGCGATGCGGAAAATAGAGTCGGAGGCATCGTTGTTGTCACGCACGTTAGGATACAATGTCACGGGCTTCATGCCCTCGATATTGGCAAATACAGTCACCATTCCGCCCTTGTTCTTTATCTGTATGGTAACGGGATTACCGTCACTGACAAACGTTGCGTAATACGCTGTTTTGCCTTCTTCTTGTTGAAATGATAAAACTTCTGCTGCCATGATGTTTACTTTTTAGAGTTATTCAAATAGTTCACAATTCCCTGCACATGCAAGTCCACTATTGCCCGTTTGCCCTCTTCCGATAATAAGAAGCCAACATCTTCCTTATTGTCTTGGAATAGGTTCTCTGTAAGGACTGCCGGACACTTCGTGTGCTTCAAGATGTAGAACCCGCTTTCCTTATCAGGGTCGCCATCCGTCATATCCTTGCGTATCTTCATACCCGACAAAAGTCGTTCGGCTGCCGCATATAAGCTGTCAGCTAATTTATCGGCTTTCGTCTGACCTGCCGAAGTCCACGCTTCCCAACCACGTGCCTGCATCCATTCAGAGCCGCTTCCCGCTGCATTACAGTGGATAGATACGAGGATTGTGTCACTTGCCTTGTATTCGTTCGCCCTACGGCAACGCTCCGATAGAGGAACGTCTATTTCCTCTTTGACGATACGTTCTGCGTCAACACCTTGTTTGCGCAATTCGGCTTCCAAACGTATGGCAATCTCACGGGCATACGCATACTCTTTCAATCTTCCGTCCGGTGAACACTTGCCCGGAGTGTTATTTCCGTGCCCGTTGTCAATCAATATTTTCATTCTGCTATTCCTCCTTGAAATATTTGTCATAAACTAAACGAGCCACCCATCCGGCAACAACACCGACACCGAATGATACAACAGTAGTCAGGTTCACCCAAAACGGTGTGTAGTGCATGTAAAGCATAACTCCCACGATGATAGCGATAACAATCGCTGCGATAATCAGTTTCTTTTTCATTTTGTTACTCCTTATCTTTAGTTATTATTTCATTCATATCTTCTTTCTCTACATCGAGCACTTTCTTTCCGAACAATCCCAACGCTTTCAGTAAGTTGAAATTATATCCCTTTGGCTTCAAGATATTGCTTATGATAGAGCAGAACTCTATGAAGCAGACAAACAAGCATGAATACACATCAATATTCCATTTATTGCCGGAAGCAATGTTTATCATCACCACCATACAAACAAAGGCAAAGTATGTCACCATTTTACCCATAGTACGGCGCACAGCACTTGAAAACCGAAATTCTTCACCCAATAGCAGGCATTTCCTTATCCCGAACATCAAATCGCATACAACGACTGAAAATGTTACTATCAGCCACGGTATCATGTGTTCCAATGACTGTGCAATAAAACTACTTGCTATTACCGAGAAACCACCCGGTATGCTTTGGGTAATAATGTTATTCTTCATCTTATCGTTATTTGTCAATTATTCATATCTTTGTGTCTCTTATCAATAAGCGAACTACTGTCATTCCGTTTTGCTCGTGAGAGTAGGACGGGATTTTCATATCTTACCGTAGTATCTGAACCATGCACCCCATTTACGTTCTTTCAAGTAGTTCGGATTATCCTGGTTGAGTTTGGCTTCCATCTCAAATGCGCTCGCACGGTAAGCGTTTTTATTGACCTTGCCGTCCCCAATCTTGTTGTCTGTGAACAAGTGATACACGAAGCTCACAAACCATTCTGCCAAATAAAGAATGTAGTAGAATAGCGGGATAAGTAACAGCCACCATGCACTGACATGGAATGCCAGCAATACGGACGGGATAGCCGCTATCTCCATACACTCGAAGAACTGTTTCTGATGTGTCCGTTCATGGCGTATGATTGTTTCGGACAACTCTTTCAGCTTCGTAAGGATGAAGCCGAAAAGCATAATTGTTGTGTAGTCGCCAAATAGGATAAGTTTGGCAAACCAGTTTTCATAAAATACTTTTACTCTCATAATCAAATAAGTTTAATTCAATTCTTATAATTACTTTCTTATATAATTATAGCTGTATAATTTACCATCAATTTTAAATTCAGTAAGCATCGTTGGAGCGCTCGTTTCGTTGGCAATATAACGAGGAGCACACATACCTAATAGAACAGCATAATTACCGTAATTCGTGATAGAACCGTAAACATCAGGAATTACTTGCTCATTAAGAGGACAAACTTTAAAACCGCTATCTATTCCAGCTAATACAATTCTATATTCAAAACTTTCTATATATTTTGAAAAATATAGGGCTACTTGACGATTTTGCAGGTCTCCAAAATAAGGCAACTCTATGTATTGCTGAAGAGTAATGGGGGTTAAATTATTCTCACCAACACAAGGATAAGGATAGCCAGCATAAAAAATGGCATTGCCGATATTAAGCAAATCAATATTTTTATTTCCAACAGCAAGATTACTAATAGATGTAGCTCCAATTTTAACCATATCTAACTATCTCCATTTTTTAATATCAGGGTTTATATTTCCGCTCTAAATTCTTATCTCTCATATCAAGCATCTGTTATAGCATACATTGTATATTCGTTTTTAGTACCGATATTATCATATTCAGATTTAGTACGTTTAACAACTCTTTGAAGATTATCGGATACAAGAATATCTTCAATAAAAAGTCTATCATAACTTTTATCGTCATCAAATAAGTTTAATGCTATTGCTATTCGTTTAGAAACAGGCCCCTGAGAAGTATAATAACTAATATTAAATTCTATTTCATATCTTTCTTCATCAGTATAATAAGCATAAACAGAAGAAAGTTCTATACAATTTCTATAGCTTGAGTAACTATGTATATAATATTTAGTATGGTTATTGCAAATATCTATAATCATATTCTTAATAACATCAGTAGAACCAAATATTTTAACAACATGGTCATAAGCTTCTGTACCCCATATGTTTTTATTGATAGTTAACAAAGAACCATCGGCAACATCAATAACCTTACCATAACCGATATTATCCGCATACTTCTTCGTTGCAGGCTGGTAATCGCCCGTAGGGGTGAATGATGAAGTGTTGGTCTTGGTGAGGACGTCGTCCGTAAATGCAAACTCTTTCCAATTAGTCCTAACGCCATGTTGATTACCACCACCTCTTGCAAACCATCTATTAGTTAGATAAGAGCCATAGATTTGATTAGAATGACCATAATTGGCGTTTGCGAAAATCAATGCTCCATTCTCATTAATAGGATAATTATTTTCAGGTGATGTGTAATCAGTAGGGTTTTTCTGCGTAGCAAACCCCGCTCCATTTATATCGTTTAAATTCTCTGATGTAAGATTTAAATGCTTGGGAACTTCCGCCCAACCCCCATTCTTACGACCGTATGCCTTTCCATCAGTTGGCGCTTCTTCTATGCCGCCTATCTTACCCTGGTTTACCCATTCACCATTACTTGCAACCCGTTCCCCGCTATCTGCAAGTAATATTGGCTCTTCGTTAGCCAACAATAACGGAGTGCCATCCGATAATAATAAATACCTTCCATCAGGGGATGGGTCCGGCTTATTTCCGCCAGCGGAACTTACCCATGCGTAGTAATCATAAGGAGCTTCCGTACCTACAGCCATGAACCCGTCAACTGCCGAACCGTCGGGAACAGCGGATTTCAAGGCTTCAAGGGTGGCGTATTCGCCGGCTACCTTAAATGACTTTCCTGGTTCTCCTTGTATACCTGGCTCGCCTTTTTCTCCTTTCAAAAATTCTAAAGGATAATTGACCACAGAAGCTTCACTGTTGCTTCCTGAAGGTTTAAATGCAGGCAATGACGTTACATCATCCGCTTTGTCCGCATTCGGTACTTCATTAACCCCTATGGAGTTAGCCATAAGACGGGCGACTATTTCTTGATAATCCTGTTCTGTCCAAGCCATAATTATTCCTGTTTATCGGCTGCTTCTTCCGGTTGATTGTTGATAGCACGATTGAGCGCGTCAATGAAGAAAGGTTTGCAAAAAGCATTTGCATGCTCTTGTATCAGGGCCACTTCTTCATCACTATACTCTGTCTCTTCATTGGAGTTGTATATCTTCAAAGCGAGTGCATGTGATGCGATACCGTTACCGTTCCGGTATAATACATTCGCAAAATTCTCTCTACAATCTATATTTTCACAATGCTTACGGGTAATGTCCGTAGCAATCAGTAATTGTTTAAAATTTATCTTTTTCATGAGCTTGGGTATGATTTAGTTAATCTTCCATCTTTATAAAAAGAAAGTCCGTAGATGCCAAGAGACACTTGGTATCTTGACCCACTTAAATTTGAAATCATTGACAATGACCCTGCAAAAAGGGTGGTAGACGCAGTTAAGTTGCCATCACTTGCTATATTGTCCAATTTTAATCTTGGGTAAGTAACAGAAGTACCTCCGCCTCCACTATTAAGGAATGAAATTCCACCCACATCATATCCTTTTGAATTATAAAATTTTAGGCTGTTTGAATTTGGGTTTATTTCTATTTTTGTACCTGACGAAGCGGTTGATATTTTGCCAACAATGCTAACATTCCCATTTTCGTCTATCACCAAAGAGTTGTTAGGAGTTCTTACATTTTTAAACACCCCGCTGTTTGCATTTATCTCTCCTTCAAAATATCCACCAATAGCCTTTATTGTCCCGTCTGCCTGAATAGACACATTCCCGTTGGCGGATATATCTCCGGTAAAGTATATGTTTTTGGAAACCACGGAAATGTTATCAAGTGCCACATTGATTTCTGAACCTAATCCGTCTTTTTTGACATATAATTTAAGTTCATCGGTAACTCCATTGATGTCCAGCCCCAACTGCGTTACATCTTCCTCTATTTTTGTAACAGACAATTTGAGGTTTTCCGCTGTCTGCTCAATCTGTGAGAACTTCTGATTATTACTTTCAGAAAGTTCCTTTACTTCCAACCTGATACTTTCCGCTGTCTGCTCAATCTGTGAGAACTTCTGATTATTACTTTCAGAAAGTTCCTTTACTTCCAACCTGATACTTTCCGCTGTCTGCTTTATTTCGGAACTTAATTTTGTATATAAATCCTCGAATGCGTTTTCGGTAAGAGCCAGCGAGTGTATGTATATATCCCCCGTAAACTTCAACTCGAAATCACCCGTTCCGTCCCATGCGCCGGAATACTCCTTCATTGCGTATTCCTCACCCGGTTCAATACGTTCGGTGAAATGCAGGTTCTGACCGGGAAATCCTATTGTCAGCGTTCCGGCTGTAGCTACCTTATACCGGAAAGAGATAAAGAACTTCTTCGGTTCTTCCCCTTCCTCATAGGTAGGCTTATTGGCTAAATCTGCATTGGGCTGTTTAATTCCGGAAGAAAGGATACGAAGCACGTTTCTATCTCCGTCTCTAATAATGGCAGCCATAGCATCCTTACGGGAATAGAACTTGTCGTTAACCAATAAGAACTTTCCGTTTACAGTAAAGAAACGGACATCGTTCTTTGTCTCCCAACCGTTCGTATTGCTTGCAAATGATGCGTTATACAGATAATTATCCTTTGCCTGCACCTCGTCAATCACTTTGGAGATTTCAGAGTAAATCAAATCTTCCAATATCTTGAACTGGGTAAGGATATTCACACCCGTTTTCAGGATAAAGTCACCAGTAACTTTATTTCCATTAGGACTGAAAGCTGTCACTTCTTTACCAGCCAAAGAATAAGAATCAATCCCTGCATACTGACGGAAGCTCGGAGTATCATTCCCGTATGCTGCCAATACGATGGCGTTCTGTCTGGTCTTATCCGTCCGGTTGCCTAACTGTACAATGTCATCGCCTGCTTGTGGTGCGGCAGACCCCGTGTCACAGTCGCTCTTCGAAAGGTCTATGTAATTGTCACCTACGCTTGTCACCAGCCGCCAATAGTAGGTATTAGAGACGTTCTCATGTACGCCTGGCTTGATGTTGAATGTCTGGCTGCGGGCTTGGTCTCCTATTACAAATTCCTGAACAATGGTCTTTTCCCCGTCTGTGTTCTCGAAGTAACAGCGGTAAAAGGTATCGTATTCCTCTACCTTAGAACATGACATGGATGCGGGAGAAAGTATTATCTGACCGCCAACCTGGCGTAATCGCTGTATCAGCAACTCAATAAACGTGGCACTTTTGCGTGCCAACATATGGTCTACTTCCAAATAGCTGTCTCCCGTCTTGCTGTCTACTTTAATAACAAAGCCTTCACCGAGAGCACCGGAAGAAAAGTTCATGGACTGGATGTAGTCTGAAAACAATCCACCTAAGAACTTTATTAAAAATCCAGCTTCGTCCGGTCTGTCTTTTCTTATAAAGAACTTGGATAAAGCCTCTATATCAAGAGCCTTAAAGTAGACAATTCGGTCGGCGGAAGTCCTGATGAACAGTGCTGGGTCGGCATCTGCGACGCATATATATATTTCCCCGAGATTCAGACCTTGTAAATGCTCTTCATCACTCGGAGATAAAGCAGGGGGAGCTGCCTGATTGTTTTCATTAAGAGCATCACCAAACCATAATATTTTACTAAGCCTTTTTTTCATACCTCAACCTTATCAACATTAGTAAATGCAGCTTTTTCTGCGCTGAATTGCAACATCTCTCCATCTTTGGCGTGGTCTATCAGGAATGCAGGGAAAGAGGCGGAAGAGCCAGCTTCCGGAGAGCCGCCAATACCTGCAATATCGTTATTCTGTAATTCAAGAGCCATATTTATATGGAACAACTGGCTATCTTCAATAACTTGCGTCATTTCCGGAACAGAACTTTCCGAACGGACATATCTTGTCCCGTCAATTTCCACCATAGAAAGGCATAAAATGCGGTTTATGTGTTTTGCAAACCAATAAGGGACGCCGTTTGAATTTCCTATTGTAAGATTATATACATCATAAGGTACTGCGTATAATTCTTCTATCTCTTGCATTTGGTTGCGATATTGCTCATTATCTATTCGAGGGGAATATCCTCCAGGTTTAAATCCTGCTTCCACACGAAAATTAAATACTTGCTGAATATCATCTACCCAAAATATGTTATCAAAAGCGGAGTTATTGCTTTTATGGGAATAACGGATAAGCACAGTTTCCTCTAACAAGTCGTCAGAGGAGCATACGATAAAAGGTTCTGATGTATCTTCGTTGATTGTAACCGTATATACGGCATCCTCCAAGTCTCGAAGAATGGCGTAATACATCACTACATTGTCATTATGATTATATGTGGAAAGTGATATTGGTGTAGAATTTCCTGCGGCAAGATTGTTCAGGCTCGCTGAAACTTCCTCAGAAGCATTAGTGAATACCTGTATATGGATTTTATCAGAAGCGTGGAACTTCTGAATATAGTCCATATCAAGCCCAAACTTATCTTTTACAGGTGAGAAAAAAAGAGGGCAAACATCACCAACTTTTACCATGTCTTTTCGTCCTTTTATAGTGATGTGCAACTTCACACATCATGCGCAAATATACATACTATTTAGACCAATTCCAAATAATACCTTATAAAATAACGAGTGCCTGATAGACTTATATGGAATCTCCTCATCTATTAATCCACACTCTTGACTATCAAAGAATATTTTACCGCTTCCGGTCGTCCATAATTATAGCTTGCACTTTTTACGTAGCCTTTATAGATACGCCCGTTCTTTTCCACCCGAATGTAACCCGTCAAGTCTGACGGTATTTCCAAATCTCCGGTCTTGACGGAAAGTTCTCCTACCGTGAACAGTTTGTTTCCCAATACAATGCTCGACCTTTCGCTAACTCCATTGATTGTCACATCACTGTTACCGTCAGATGATGTAAACTCCAACGCGTTGGCAAAAGCACCTATATACCTTGCGTTTGCTTCAATCATAAACCTTTGGGAATACATGGCATTGAACATGGTAGAAGGAGATATGACACCGGATATTATATATCCATCCCTTACAAGCTTGTATTTTTCTCCGTCAAGTGATGCTCCAACAAAGAATATATCATTATCACTGTCGCTGTCAGTCGTATCTTCACCTCTTTTTTCCGCAAGAAATTCCATACCATAAGCATCGGCTCTATATGGGCTAACTAATTCCAATACGTTATCTGTCAATGTAATGCCGGTGGTGTATTCATTGGTAAAGCGGAATTCATCGCGACCATTTACACTGTCGTAATCCTGTTTGTCATACCCGACTTTTACCCCCGAATAAACCAGTCCGGCATTCACATTGTATTCCAAATCGGAAGTGCTGGCCTGCAAGTCCTTTATTTCTGTATCTTGGAATAAAGTATCACGATGAACAAATGTCACCTTCTCGTCACCGATTACAGGGACAAACCCAAATTCCGCGCTCATCCAATTGGCGAATTTGGTATAAGATGTATATATTTTGGCATTGGGAAGTCCTCGTATGCTTTCTGCCGGAACTATCATCGCCATGTCTAAACGCTCATCTACTCCGGTGGCGATTTCACCCGTTACATTGTTCTTATCAGTTATAGACCTCAGTAAACGGTTAAGCAATACTTTAGGACTGATACAATCTATTTTTACAGATTTTCCACGCTCGGAAAAACTTATATTTAACGGTGTGTCAAGACTGTTGAATTTAAAATTAACGGGAAATTTTTGATATATAGGGTCAGATTTTGCAAGTGCTATATTGAAATTAATCATCTCACCTGGAGATATTGTCAAATTCTCATCAATATCGACAGTGTATGTATTAAATGTTTGAATTGTAGCGGATTGATAATATATTTTAAGCTCTTTACTATTTTCATTATAAGAGGAAAGCCGTATATATATCGGGAAGGATACGCCTGGTCTCTGATACGTAATGAATACACTGAATTTTACTTTTATCCGTATGGTCAAATCCCTGTCAGATATATTTTTGAACAGATATTCTCCGAATAGACTTTCCGTACTTTCAAATCGGTTTTCAGCCGTATCAAAAACCTCTACAATGTCCTTTGTCGCAATTTCCGGTTGTCCTAACATATAAAAAGGAATAGTATAATAAGCATTAGGATAAGCAGTCATTACATGGGAAACATTAGGCTCCTCTGCGTCACTTGGTATAGACCATTTTATATCACTGTTCATTAACAATCTGTCATAATCCAAAGGCTGGGACTCCTTTATTTCTTTTACCGGATATTCATACTGCGTGCCTTTCTTTGCCTTAATCAAGCTTGCGAGACTGTTGTCGACGGCATTTATTTCGCACGTCGTATCATTGTAGGAAAATGTGGAGTAGTCCAAAGCGCATCTGAACTTTTCATTTAACAGCCATGAGTTATTCCGGGTATAAAACACGAGTGTTGCGGATGAGTTCAGGTAATTCGACAAATATTCTTTCAGCAATAGCGAATAAGCACCGTTGGCAAACTCAAATTTTGTGGAAAAACTACGAACAACTCCGTCATAATCCCCTCTCTTGAAAGACATCTCTACATCGTCCCAATTAACAAGCTCATTTGTGGCGTCATATGTCATTCCGCCTATCAACAGTTCACATCTGTAATACATATCTATTTCTTTTTTGAAGTTGAACGTATCATAGCATCTATGTCATCACACATACGTTTGACCATATAGGCATATTCTTTGGCGGAGAACGTGTTTTCATCAATGTGCATTTTTACATGAGACATTAAAGAAACGCGTTCTTTGGTAAAATATTCCCTATCCATTTTTATTTTCCCTATATCAGGAGATGTTTCCTGCAATTTTGCAAGGCGGTAGTTGTCAGAAGCGGAAACGCTGCTTATCCGGTTCTTTATCTTATCATGTTCGTCCTCTCTGAATTTATAACCCAAAGCAGACATGACTTCTACAGCATCACTCCAGTTTCCAGAAGAAATGAGTTCCTGACATATGGCAAGGCAATTTAATCGGATTTGAATTTTCAGCACTTCATTTTTCCGGTTTATTTGGGCAGAAACAGACTTTCCCCCTATTATTGATAAGTATTCATTGCATAGCTTCTCGGCCGCCAAAGCCTTTTCTCTGATACTATATCTTCCGCCTTGAACAACCTTATCAATATCCCCCAGGAATATGTTTATAAAGCGGGAAAGGCATATTTTGTTTAAGTCATTATATATCATATCTTATACTCTGCTTGAAATCCAATTGTAATCCGCAATATGGTTGGCTTTCTTCATAATCCGACCAATGTTCTGCAATTGTTTGGTATTGCTTTCCATCTTTCTTTCAAGTCGGCTGTAATCGTTGTTTACATTAACAACAATCCCCTCTTCTCTCATATTCTTTAGCTTTTGTTCCAATAAACCATAATCAGAAGTAAGCCCGCTACGGTCATAGATATATGATAAATCAGGGATTACCTGCGCATGCGCCGGAAGGTCTACCAATGTCGGCTTATCAGGAGTGATAAAAAGCCCATTATTAGTCACGATACCCTCTTTCTTGCCGCCATCACCTACTATTGCCAAACCGCCGGGATGGTCTTTTGTTCCTTTGGCGTATTTGGGAATGGGTTGGGCTGCTATTAGGGCTACTTGTGCGGCTCCCATAGCACCGACTAATGCAGCAAGAACAAGGTCGGGCAACGCTTCTGTTATAGCTAAAGCGGTAAATATTCCTGCCTGAATAATGGAGTTTGCCTTATTCCATTTAGCCTGCTTCTCTTGTAATGCAGCTTTTTTCTTTTCAAGCTCTGCATTTTTGGCGGCTGTCTTATCTTCGGCTGCACGTTTGCGAGCTTCTGCCTCTTCGGTGGAAATTGCACCATTTTCTTCAAGGGCTTCTATACGTTCTATTTCTTTATCGTATGCTTCATCGTTGGCTTCTTGTTCTTTTTCAATATTTTCTATCTGGGCGTCATATATATCTGTCATTAACGAGGTGATGCCTGATACTATCTTTCCTACGGCTTGCGCCATGTTTTCAAAACTCAACTTTCCATCCTCTGCTACGTCAACCATTATATCAGATAACCCCTCGAATATTCCTGCCGTTTCACCAAGCGCATCCCTTGCGGCGGAGTTCATCCCTGACAAACCCTCTTTAAACTTGCCTATCCATTCTTCCCGTTTCTTGGTAGCATCATCATAATTTATTCCGTTTATCTGTGCTTGAAGGTTGGCTAACCTGTCTTCCAACTCTTGATACTTTTCACTATTTGGGTCAAGAAGGGACATTTCAGCCTCCGCCTCTTTCATAAGTGTTTCAAGACGCGCCTTAGCATACTTAACCCCAATATCATATAATTTCTTTTCGTAATCCTCTTTGCTGATTTCGCCATTTGCATATTGTTTTTTTATGATATTAGCTTCTTTCAAAGCGGATGTTTCCTGCTCGTTTACTACCTTATCAGTATTTGCCTCAATCAACCCAATTCTTTCTTGGAGGTTTCGCATTATGAGAGAATTTTCCCGTTGCATATACTTCATGCGTATCGCCACAACATCCTCTCCATTCTTTTCAGCGTCCTTTATTTCCGCATCACGCATCATATTATTGAGTTGTATTTGGAGATTAAGCCTTTTGTCTAATTCTTCATTCGAGTTTTCCCCAATGGAAGCCAATCTGTTTTCAAGATTTGTTTTTTCTATTTCAAGCAGTTCCTTATCGTATTTATCGTTTATTTCCGCAATGGCTTTTCCTTTCAGCGTTTCAAGATTTTTCCGAAGCTCTATTTCTTCGTCTGTCCTACCCTTTATCTCTTTAATCCTATCATAGTATTCCTTACTGATTTCAGCTATTTCTCTTTCTCTACCGTCAGCTATCAATTCTATTTTAGATTTGGATAAATCCTCTGTTATCTTCTTGATATATTCAGCGTATTCTTCCACTTTCTTTTTTTCATCGTCATAAGCTTTATTATTTTTACCTGGGTCATTAACCAATGCTTTTACATCTACTAATTTTTCCAAATCATTCATTTGGTTCTTATACTGAATACTTTGCTCTTTTAAGGCTTTCAAAGTTGCTTCTTCCGCTTCAAGTTTCTTTTTTGCATCTATACCTGCTTCTGTTCTCGATAATCCCGTATCTACAAACTTTTGATATTCTGCACGTGCTTTTTCGACAGTATAAACTTGATTAAGCCGTTTAAACTCGGTTTCCTCGTAATTTGTTGCGGCTTTTGTCACTTCATTCATTACCCGTTTAGCTTTGGCAGTAGCGATAATCTGTGCTGTTAATAATCTATATGCGTCTTTTGCATTTCCCGTCATTATTTGTTCTTTTGTATAATTATCAAATAATTTAGGGAAAGTATTTTTTAATTCATTTGCGGCTACGATACGCTCTTCCATAGCTTTTTTATTGTCGGTAGCAGCCTTATATAATAGTTCTAATTTGATACGTTCTTCTATTGTATCACGAATAGCTCCTTTTTGAGCTGTCCTTAATTTGTCTTGAACGGAAATTATTTCATCCAATGCCTTCTTTCCTCTAAACAAACTCGCAACCCAATCTGATATTTCATTTCTATAAGCCGTCAAAATTGTAATACCGACAACTACTGCTGTTTGCCAAGAAAATACAGCCCCCATTAATTGTTTCCAAACAGAAACCGTTTTTTGCCCTTCCATTCTTAGCCTTTGGACTTCATCAGACGTTCTTTTTATTTCATCTATCAACATGGGCAAGTTGTTAGATATAGCGATAATAAACATATTAAGTCCTAATGCCGCATTAGGAAGTTCACGGGCTATTTGTTGAACTTGCATCTGCAACCCATTCCAAGAGGACGCATAATTACCTACATTCCTTTGATAATTCCCAAATTGAGAGTCAATCTCTTTCAACTTATTATTCAAAGCATTGGCTTGCGCTATCAAATTCTTCCCGACACTACTTTCCCGGTCAGCTTCACTCAACGCCTTATACCTTTTCTGCAACTCAAGCATGGCGGCATTCATTTCATAATAGCTGCCGGAAGCTGAAATAATTGCCGTGGAATGATTTTTTATCAAAGCCGAATATTGTTGATTTTGCGCCATCAGTTCCGTATGCCTTTGTTTTAATAGCGAAGACTGCCTTATATATTCAGACAAAGTAATTTCCCCGTCTTTATAAGATTTTGCAAGAGATTTAATATCCGCATTAATCTTTTTCATAGCCTCTTTATTGGCTATGGTATCAGCCGTTAACTTAGTAACTTCGCCATCATATGCCTGTACGGTGTCGATTATGGCGGCATAGTTCATATTTGCCGCCTGCAATTGAGTGGATGCCTGGCTTATTATATTACTTGCTGTTTGGGTGCTTTTAGCCGCATTATCCTGTGCCGAAGACATCTGGTTGGATGCGGAAGATAATCCGGCAAGCATATCACTTGCATTCTTGATATTTTTGGCGAACTGTTCAAACAAAAGATTTAACTTTTGCAAAGATGACATTGAATTTAGTTGCTGAGATACTTGACGTAGCACGGTAAGTTGTTTCGCCTGAATAGATGCCATATTTTCTTGCGTCTTATTCAATTTCTCCAACAGCGAGGTATAATTACGTGCTTTTTGGGAAAGTTCATCAAATGTTTTGGGATTAGTTTTTACTCCTTGCGCCAACTCCTTAGCAAGCTCCACATAAGACCCTTTTGTACTATCAAATTCAAGACGGAGTTCCTTTAATTGTTGTACGGCTTTTTTGTCGACTAAATCGGTAATTATAAATTCGTTTGCCATAAGTCCTAATATTGGGTGTCATGCAACATCACATGATAACGCAAAGATATAAAATTATTTAGAATTAGTCTAAATTAAATTCATATATTCACCATTTCTTGTAAGTACAAAAATAAGTACCTATTTTTGTGCAAAACAATAAAAACAAGTAAATTATGAGAACAGCCAACTATTCAGAACTAAGAAACAACCTTAAACACTATCTCGATGGTGTGATAAATGACAGTGAGCCATTGCTGGTGCACCGTGCCGGCAATGAAAGCGTTGTTGTCATATCTTTAGATGAATACAACTCCATTAAAGAAACTGAATATATAATGAAATCTCCGGCAACGATGGAAGCTATCAGAAAAGGGGAAGAAGATATTAAGAATGGGAATTGCGTTTCTCAACATGAGGGAGAAAGTATGTCAGACTTTTTAAATCGTGTTGTATGTACAAAATAACACTTTCCGCACAAGCAAAAGAAGAATACCAATATTTTGTACGAAGCGGTAATAAGGCTATAATAAATAAAATATTGTCACTGCTTGAAGATATTGCCAAACACCCTTATACCGGAATAGGCAAACCGGAATCTCTGAAATATGATTTGTCCGGCAAATGGTCTCGGCGTATAAATTCGGAACATCGCATTATCTATTCAGTTAATGATGAAATAATCACGGTTTATGTGCTCTCTATGAGGTATCACTATGGTAAAAAATAAAGTAAAGGGGAAACAATATGTTCAAATGGTTTTAAGTGGCCTAAATTAACAGACCATTTAAGACCATTTCTTTTTTTTGTAGCGTGGTGTATTATTTTGTATCTTTGCCCACAGAAAGGATATGAAGTCATATCCTACTTAAAAATTGTTAGTTATGAATATAAATGAAATTTTAAGGAGTGGCGCAAATGTACAATTAGTAATCAATGCGCTTGACCTTAAAGAAGCGTTTTTACAATGGAATGCAGAACAAAAGGAAGAAAGTTTTCCTATTCTACAAGAGGAATACAAAACACCTAATGAAACAGCAAAAATGTTAGATGTTAATAAATCTACGTTATGGCGTTGGGCAAAACAGGGATATTTAGTACCAGTAAAATGGGGGAACAAATCTCGGTACAAATTGTCAGACATTAGATGTTGTATGGAGGGCTAAGATATGGAAGAAAAGAAAAAAGGCGACCAAAGCCTCCCCAACAGAACCACAAATGTACACAATCCTAATGACTTGTGCAAAGTTCTTGAATAATATTTTCCGCTTAGGGTCTTTATTCATTTCTCTATAAACTCTTTCAACCGATACAGCCTATCAATAGCCGGATTGTAGAACGGGTCGGGGAAATGCTGGTTTATATCGTGTATATTCGCTTGTACGTACTTCTTAACATCGAATATATTCTCCGACTCGCTCAACTCTATTTGAGCGGGCAATTGAGCTGTTAAAGCCCAATGAACGATAGCCTTTACACTATCCTCATCGTATGCGTATTTACTTTCTTGTGCCATATAAGAGTATTTTTCAGCAAAGATATATTTTCTCTAAATTAGAACCAAACATATTCAATCAGTTTCCCGTTGAACATTTCGCCTCTCGGGCAAAAATTGAAAACCCCGTCTTTCTCATAAAGGATATATACTTTCCCCTCCATCTTTGCGGCTTTTCTTGCAAGCGAACGCATCTTAGCTATATCTGCCATTCTCTTTTTGTTTTCACACGCACATCCCATTATAAACCGAATTTTCTAAAATAATCCGCAATGCCTTGCTTTATATACCTTTCCATGAATGCCTTTCTCGCATAAGAACCGACCTTGTAAATCGCCTGTCCGTATTTCTTTTCTATATCACCGCTAAAGCTTATCCCCACACTTTCAATCCTTAGCCCCTTATCTATCGGTACGGCTGTAATAGAATCGTGAAATTCACCCGTAATTATCAGGTTTGGCGTCCCTTTTGAACTTACAGGAGCGTTTATCAGCGAAGAATACATAAGCGGGGCTACCCTTTGCTTGAAAGCAGCATAGCCTTTGGCGTTCTTATACCAATACCCTGCTTCTTTGGTATTGAAGTACGGGTCATTAAGGTAAGTAGGGCGTAACGGTTTGTCGTTTCCGTTAATACCTGACCATAGTTGTTCTACAATATATTGGGAAACTTCTTCTCTGTTTTTTACCATAATATCCCGTATCATCGGTTCAAATCCGGTAGCAAACCGTCTGAAATTTTCTTCTGCTTCAATAATGTTAGCCATAGTCAAGACAATTTAGGGGCGAATGAACGCCCCTAATTAAACGATACCACCATCATAATATACAATCATCTTTTTTCTGTCTTGCCGCACCGGAAGATGCTATATCATCGTAGATGGACGAAAGGGTTTTCTCCCTTTCTTCGGGCGGTCGGTCAAGAAAAAACACATTCTTATGTGTGTTTATGAAGTCCCTCTTCTTCATATTTCTCACCCTCTCCTCATTGAATGTTACACCTTCTACTATCATGTCCAAGCCTCAATACCCGTAATTCCAGCTTCTTGCAATACAGAGGGAGATGCAAGGGTAACGGAGTCCTCGCCAACGGTAGTAATGACCCCGTTAGCATAAGAAGCACTTGCCGCCCCGTCCAACACTTTTTCTGCATTCTTTGCCAGTAATTCACCGTAATACTCCGTAATATCCAAATTTCCGAAGTGCTCAATCAATTTATACTTGTTTGATTCCGTTGATACCAAATCAACATATACCAATCCTTTCAATGCGTCAACGACATCAAAATCATAGGCTCTCACATCCGCGTTCTTGATATATTTTTCGTAGTCCTTGAACATGGTCGCGATAGTCAGATTGGCTTCTGTACCGGAAGAATCCCAATCCTGACCGCCCGGATAAACGCCGGACAGTGGAATGCCCGCCAAGTCTTCCGCACCGTCATTCACTCCGTAAACAATATTATTTTCGTCTACAAAATAAGCATCAAATGCTACATTTTTTGCTGCCATTATATTTGCTTTCAAGCTGGCATCGTAGTCCTGCAAAGTCCATACATCATTTTTAGCTGAATAACCTGTGACTTTTGTAGGACCGTAGCCTATAGGAGAAGTTTGCGCTTCTCCACCGGAAGGTGCATATTCCACAATCGTTTTGATAGGGAATATTCTTCCCGGACGGTCTGCATGGCAAGCCTTTTCAAAGGCTTCCGCTGTTTTCTCTGTAGGTATCTTATGACCGTGAATAGTCAGTATGATAGCTTTTATTTTACCAGGGTCAAGCACACACACGGAACTACCCGTATTAAAAGTTGCAACGCCCGGGCATTTTCTATAATCTATTGCCATAACATTTTACTTCTTTAATGGTTAAATTTACATTTTTCATCTCAATAGCATCAATAAAATCACTGAATGGCTTCCCGTCTTCTCCTATAACCCCAACCCTTCCATATCTGTAGTTTTCAATGTAGGAATGTGGAACCACATCATTGTAACTACGGACAATGTTTATGTCTTTCTTGATTTCATCCAAGAAAATATTGTATATAGGTCGCAATACCTGCTCAAAGGAAGTCTTTTGCCGGTCTTCATTCGAATACCCTTTCAAAGTGTTTACCATAATAATAAACTCCAGGCTAACCTCAGTCTCGGCAGAACTTCTATCTTCCGTGAACGGAGAATAAAGACATATTATAGGAAACTTCAATTTACTTGTCTTGGGACTTTTACCCCATAAAGTTAATTGATTGCTTATGTAGGCCCAGTCTCCGAATAAAAACGACACATTGCTTCCGTATCTTTTCGATACCTTTTTTACAATGTCCGCAAATATATCATTTACCGGCTTCATATTCCCATACAGTTTATTTTACGCAACATACATGGATTGAAACATACACCAGCATATTCCTTTCCTTGCAAAAGTTTATAAACACGCTTGTTCATATTTACCATATCATTCCATGCCCTAATTTGCAAAACTTGTGGAGAAACAGCATCTCCATCGGCAGAGGTTACTGTTCCAACATTTGTTACGCTGTAATTACCGTCCGCTATATACTTGAAAAATATATAGCAAGCAATAGGGCTGTATTTTTCTGATAAAATAGCAAGCAGCCTATCCCATTTATCATCAACGCTATCTTCTTTTGAGTTAAGATAATCGGTAAAAGCCTTACACATATCCTCACCAAGTATACGAATCAAATATTCCTGTTCATATACGGAAATATATGATTCTATTTTGCCCAACTCCGCATCTCTTGTTATAGAGGGAGCGCCAGTGTCAGGATTTATCCCGACACTCAGCAACCCGGTGAAAGATTCGTAGTCAATTATCATACCGTATCTTTTTTTGCAGATTTACGTTTAGTGAACAACTCCTCGCAACCCAACGCTCTGGCATCATTAATCAGTTCGTTTGTCGCTTCAATTTTACCCTCGGCATAAAACTTGCTCGCAAGAGCCATTCCGACTGAAACTTCATCGCCTGTTTTATACTTCACACCATCCTTGACAAATGTTACGTTATAACGCTTAGTCAGGTTTATTCTATATTCTTTTCCCATAATTATTCTCCTTATGCTCCTTGAGTGATACCTTCTATTACAGTAGAGAATGTGTCCTTTACAAATGCGGTCTTATATTGCGACTTGATATAACACATCAGCCTCTTCTCTGCGATTACAGTCACGATATTCTTGCGGAAATCGTCATTCTCCCATCCTAAGGTAATAGACAATTCCCACAAGTCACGAATGTTCAAGTATGAGAAATCACCCATGATGAAATCTCCTTGTTTCACTGCTGTAGTAGTTTCTACACGCAATCCCTGAATCAATTCATCTCCATATCGGAATGGGCGGAGATATTGACCGTTAGCATCCTTAGCCAACTGCATGGACGCGTAATCCAATGGGTTCATCAGTACAAGGTTCGGACGATAAGCCATTTCGCTGGTGGATACAATTTGCGAATATCCAGCCACAAGAGCATCAAACATATTTGGCTTCTCAACATAGAAAGTAGAGAGAGAGAATGCCGGCATATCCGATGCAACGCCTTTTATTTCTCCACCAGAGCCATTGCCTGACAAAATTCCCTGCTCTTCTTTGATTCCAAGTTTATTTACCATTTCCGTTTCAACTTCATTGACGAAGCTGGGAAAATCCGACAGCGTTTCCTCTGTAAATTTAGCAGTAATAGCCACTTTGGCAGCGGTTATTGTTTTTTCTGTCAATGTCGCATCCATCAAAGGCTTTAGCCCACCTTCAGAAACCCATGCAGCATCTCCGTCCTTGCTTGTATATTCCGCATAAACCAAAGCCCTATTATTTGTGCTTGATACATTTGCATATTTTCTAATGACGGTTTGCGCTCTCGGATTGACTGATAAATTTGGGTCAACCTCAAGTCCGTAATGCGGAGCAAGGGACCCGGAAGTAATAGTTGCAGCGTCTTTCTTTTCCAGCACAAGATTTAATCCCAACTTATTGCCGGGAGCCGACTGACAAGCCGATTTCAAATCAAGAGACATAACGCCCTTCTTGTCCGCAGCAATATACTCCTTGAGCTGTTCGTGTAGCTGCTCATAAACAGATTTAATCTTTACCTCCCCGTTTTTACCTACTTCGGTAGAAGCCTTTACACGTAAAATAGCATTCTCCAATTCATTAACCTTCTCCTCAAAAGTCTTTTTGTCAATGCCGGCAAAATCCTTTTCCTTGATGTCATTTATGGAATCAGCGGCATCCTTTATGGATTTACGCAAATCTTCCAATTTCACTTCATCCGCAAGATAACCTTTCACTTGTTTTTCAAAGGCTTCTCCCATTTTTTCGTCCAAAGATTCAAAAAACTTCTTATTTTCTTCGGACAAGCCGGATGTGTCCATAAGTTCTAAAAATCCTAATTTCATACCGATTTTAGTTTTAATAAATTACATAATGATTTTTCTTCCGTTTTGCCATTACTGCCGGCTTCCATCCCTTTGGGTGGAGCAGGTATAACACCGTCCGGCCTAAAAGATGCAAGTGACATTGCTTTGGCTATAATTTTTTGCAAACGCTGTTGCTTGGTTGTACTCATATTTTTACATAACAAGGAAATTTCACCGCTTAAATCCTTATAAGCGTTTTCGTAGTCTTCAATTGACTTCAACCCCAAATACTCGGTTTCTCCATTACAGCCAATTGATACCACCGATATTTCATACAGCTTAACCTCTCTAACAATCAGGGCTTCTTTTTCGTAATCCCATTCGCAATTCTCCCATACATACTCATAGCCAATAGAGAATTGATTAAGCGTGCCTGACTCAAGTTGTTTTATGGCCCTATCTCCAAGTTCAATCTCATCAATGCGCGCCTCAAAATAAAGCCCTCTATCATCTTCTTTCAATTCTGTAATAAATCCCAAAGGCTCTGACATGTCGTGCATCCAAAGGAGTATAATTTTGTCATTTGCCTGGCTTTGCGGCCCTCTTTCATTGATACTTTTTGAAAAGCAACCTTTCAATAGAATATCATGAGCCTTATCCATGTTTCCGAATACAGCAGCGTATCCGCTGATAGTCCGGCTTTCGGGGCTATATTGGACATCCTTCGAGTTTATGGAGAACAATTTATACTGCATCCCCATCTTATCTTTGTATTTATTTGTCATTGTTTCCATTTTCCTTACTGTTATTGACGTTATTTTCAACAGATGCACTGCTTGCTGCACTGCTATCAAAATCTCCTTTTGGATTATCCGGGTCAATATCTATGTATCTTGCAACTTCTATACGCGCCTCATCATGTGTTATCAAAGACTTATCTATCAATCTCTGTAAGGCACCAGCAACTTTAACCAAAGTATTGGCTTCTGTCTCCTTATTGGTTTGAAGGCATTCAACATCTGTAAAATCAATCTTAATAAAAACACCTTCCGGACATATGGCTTTTGAAAGACATTCTGCTATTTTTCGGCTATCTGGAATGATTACGTCCTGATAAGCCTTTTTCCCGGCACTTTCAAGGTTGTCGTATTTGGCGTCCGTAAAAAGATTGGCATTTATACCCATTGCATTGGCAATCTTATCTGTGCACCTCTTATCTTCTTCATGAAGTTTTAATTCATCAGCATTAAAATCAAGAGGAAGCCATCCTAATTTGTAACGTGTCACCAAAATGGGATATTCCTTGTTTACTAAGCCATAATCACGTTTAAATCTGTCCTTTATATCCTTTTCATCTTCCGAGGAAAGGGCAACATTTCCCATCTGGTCAGTATAATCATTATAGAGCACGCCTTTAGGACCACCATTTACAAGCAATGTATGGCTTGCAGACATAGAAGCTACCCAGTTTGATATAGGCTGAGAAAGGCTATCTGAAACGGACTCAAATTTGACATCAGCAGTCGCACCGCTATTTATTACTATATTGCTGTCATATATTACAAGGTATTCATAATCCTCCAACTCTAATCGAGTTCCGTTACAGTCTATATATACACTTGATATAATATTTTTTAGTTCGTATTGGCGAAACACCTTGCCGGTTCCTTTCATATGGAAAATCTCAGGTGGAATTATCCACATTGCCTTAGGAGTGCTTGTTTTTGTCGCTCTAACAAGAACAATTGGACAATAGCCGAATACCTTAAGACATATTTCAATTTGCTTTACAAATGAAGAGAATGTTTGCAGCGGATTGGGAGCGTTGAGTATATTACGTATATCGGCAAATGTCCTTTTTTCATTTCCATCCTTATCTACCACATAAGGAATACCACGGGACATCATAGAACCGATTTTATCAACTACAGTGAAGAAAGGCGTACAGGAAACAAGCGCTCCGGCTTTATCCAAATTGTCAGTCATGTCATAATATACTTTCCATTTGGAACGCCTTCCGAACAAATCGGACAAAAACCAGTAGTTTCCTGCTGCATCTCTTTCTACCCGATTTACATTATCATACATCGGAATAGACTTTTTATTCTCTGGCTTCCAAAATTTAGTAAATATGCCCATATACAAAGCAGGAGTGACAGCAAATAAATGCGGCCACTCCCATATATTTAGTGTTTTAGTCCATTAATACGGTTGCGTGCAACTTCACACGCTTGTAGTGACCCTACGTGTGCAAATATATATATTATTTAGACTAATTCCAAATAACAAACATCATTTTTATGATTATTTTTTTGATTTTCTTTTTACTCTATCCGCTATACAACACAATACATACATTGCTTCATAGACATCTTTGCCGTCATAGTCCATTAGATTACGCATAAATAAGGACATTTTATTATCCCTCTTGAATTTAAAATCTCGAATTAGCCCCTTAAATGCTTCAATATAAGAAAGTTTTCCTGTATTTTCTTGCCTTGCCCACACATCACCTATTTCAGCCCTATAATCGCGTATATAATGAAGCATTGCCTGCGAAGTCTCGATGTTTACATCGGCACCAGCGACCAGCGCGGCGATTTCTTTGATGGGAATCAATTCTCCTATATACGCATCGTCCACATATATTGTATCATGTACAACATACGCTTTCGCATACAGAAAACGCCCATTAAGCAGTGGATGTATTTCTACAATTGGAATGCCGGAAAATGCGACTGTCGCAGCCTCATAGCTGTCATATTCAAAATCTCCGCGTTTTTCTACGGTTCCGGTAAGAGCATCTGCCCCATCATCATGTGCGTTTTTCCCGAACTTCCTAAAAGATTTTATCTCTGCATAAAACTCAGGAAAGAGCACTTCCCAACCTTCTGGCATATATGTAAGATTCATAACCTCAGCGGAGTGGGTAAATATTCGAACTTCCTTATTTCCCGACTGATGAAACCATTTTATTTCTGTTTCATTATTGCCCATTATGCGTGATTGCCGCTCTACGTTTCGGGCAAAACCACGTCCACCGTTATTGCTTTCGATATTAGCCACGGTTATTCCGTCCTTAGCAAGCATGGTTGCAACTTTCGGCTCCGTAACCTCCATAGGAGCGTCCGTATATAGTATGCTTAAAACAAAGTTGCCTATTTCTGTATCCACATAATCTATGGAACATAATCTGTCACTGCCCGTATCTGCGGTATCGGTATAATTTTTCCGAATGGCACGGTTGGTATATGGTATTTCCCTATAAGTCTTGAATGTACCGTACATAAGACCTTCTATAGGTGTAGGGTTCTGCATATATTGTGTTTCAAAGACGAATGGATTTATTCTATTAAGATTATGCAATTCATCCAATGTGTGTTTAAATTCCCACAAAGGAAATTCTTTCCCGTCCGCTTCTTTTTCTATGACCGGCAATGAAAGAACAGTCCATTGCCCTGGCTCTGTTTTCATAAGATAGCCGCACAAATCATTCTCATGCAGGCGCTGCATGATTATTACAATCGGGGTATTTCGGCTGTTCACTCGGTTACGGATAGTAGTTTCAAAGCGTTGGTTAACCTTTTCCCTTTTCACGTCAGACAAAGCATCCTCCGGCTTAATAGGGTCGTCTATGACAATGGCGCCGGAAAACCTTGCCCCCTTTAATATGCTATCTATTTCTTTTTCTGTTTCTTTATCATCTATATCGTCCACCTCTCCAGCGCCAAATCCCGTTATCTGTCCACCTGTTGACACCGCATATACACCACCGCCAGCAGTGGTACTCCACTTCTTTTTGCTGTCTGTTCCTCTCTTTATCTGGACATACGGGAACAGCTGTTGATACTCTTCTGATTTAACTATGTCTCTAATCTCTTCTGAATTATCGTGAGCCAAATCGTCAGAATATGAGAGATGGACAAACTTTGAGGAAGGGTTGAGTGCCAATCCGTATGATATAAAGTTCTTTACGGCTAATTCGGTCTTTCCATATCGTGGTGCAATATTGATTATCAGTTTTTGAATTTTTCCGGAAATAACATCATCCAACGCATTACATATGCGTTCATGGTGTCTGCTCACCACAAATTTGCGCCCTGTTTTACTTTTAAAGAAAAATTTTGTGTAATTGAGAACGCCCGACATACAAAATGCTTGTAGATACCGCACACCGTCCATCATAGCCTTTCTATCAGTTTCTTTGCTTCCTCGACACTTATGGGTTTGCTGGTATTCATCTCTATTTCGGTAGGCTCATCAAACCCAAGCATTTTACATATACGCTCAATAGCCTTTATCTTATCATAAAGTTCTATCTTCACATATTCAACATCTACAATTTCCGGAGCATCACTTGTTCCGATATTTTTTTTCAATATCTTGGTAGATATACTTTTTATTGCTGATTTCTCTTTGTCAGAGAGTTCATCAAATTCTTTACGCTCTATCCATGTGTTGTGCATGCTGGCAATGGATGAGAAAGCTATACCGGACAATTCTTGTAGAATGCGTTCTTTAGTTATATCCGATTTGTTTTTTTGTTCCTCCTGCAACTCTTTGACCCTTTGGGCTACCTTTGGGTTGGACAACAACTTGCAAGATTCTTCCCACACTTGTTTATCTTTCATCTTCTCGCACGAATAGGCACGACGATAGGCATCGGAAGTATTACCGCTTTCGATGTAGTAGTTGCAAAAATTCTCTTGTTTGATTGTAAGTCCTTTCATGTCTTTTCGTTAGTATGGGAAGCATGCCACTTGACATGCTTTTGCAAAGATAATAAAAATATATTGCAATTATAGCGCATATTTTAATGTTCTTAATCATGGCTTATTGGTTATACACTCAACCCAAATTCCCGGCAACACCAGCCACGTGGGTATAGAGTGTCCTTTAGGCGATTTGGCAGTCCGATTTCACCTGGACGTATTGAGCCAAACGGCCAACGGACTTTCCTCTTGAATGGTTCCAAACTCCCGTATAACGACCGAGCCTTTCAAGGGGCGAATGACATCAACCTGCATCCGCTTCGAGGTTTTAGGTGGGGTGACACCCGTACAAGCATCCTCTAAGTGCTTCCTTGCATCGTACTTCCTGCGGTTTCCCGCCCCGTTTTCACAGCCCTCTACAAGGTTCCTTCATCGGTCAGAGGTGCACACACAGCGTCATGACCGATTGTATACTGGCTTTAAATAGAAAGCCCCGTAATAGGTACGAGCTACTACGAGGCAATCATATATAACCTCCATAAGGAGAATGTTTAATCAATGTCTGGTAACATCCCGTACTTGTTACACGGGTAAAAGTAGGAATGTTTTTTTGCACAATCGGAGAAAAGGAACAATCTTTAATATTTACTTTTCATTCTGTCGCTAAAAGGGGCTAAAAGGGAGCAAGAACGCCTAAAAGGATGATATAATAAAAATGATATACACATTACCATCTAATAATCAATATATTATAGATATAGAAGTGTATCTTTATATTAATATTTTATTGTATTTATAATGATATATTTACATATTGATATTGTTCACGAAATCAATAACCTTTCTATTCGCTTCATCCACTTTTTTCATATCGAAACGGATATAGATGTCGGTTGTTGTACTGTTCGCCCAACTATGCCCAAGCGCGTGGGCGATTACCTCTTTGGGAACATCGAGTTCTGCCGCTACCGTGGCCCATGTGTGTCTTGCCCAATATGAGGACAAATCAGGGAATAAAGGATTTCTACTCTTTTTCCCTCCCAATCCCTTCCTTTCTGTCTCTCCAATCTGTTTTAACCCTATTCCCATACGATGTAGAAAATCCTTGTAATTTCCGTATTCATCCATTATATTAAGAAGATAATCCTTCCCTTTGTATTTCTCAATTATAGCCTGCGCTTCCGGTTCTACTTTAATACTGTATAATTTCCCCGTCTTAGCTCTTTTATATTCAAAACGACCATTTACCAATGCAGAATGTTTTGCGTTAAACAAATCGGCTGCATTTACTCCTATGAGATAGAACATGAGCATGAACATATCCCTATATCTAATCTGGTATTCCTCACATGGATAATCTCTCAATAACCTAAGTTGTTCTGCTGTAAGGCTGCGTTTTCGGGTTTCCTCTTTCTTTATTGAAAACCTTCTGAATGGATACAATGTTGTGTACTCCTCATCAATGGCGTAGTTGAATACACTACGTATGTTCCGTAAATGAATAGCGTAGGCATTAACCTTCATCGTCTTTGCCATCCACGCTTCAAAGTTTTCCAGCCACGACTTATCCATGCTCTCAAAAGTACAATGACTATCGTATTCCTCAATCTTGTTTCTTGTGGTTGTATATATAGACTTAGTCCCCTGATTGGTTTTCTTGGAAACGAATTCATCAAGATAATAGAGAAACGTCTTTTGATTTTCAACCTTGCTGCTTATAGCGTCCTCTATCAACTTCTTCAAAGCTTTGTCTGTAGTTGATTTCAACTTTTCTTGTTGCTCTAAAGTAAATATTACTGTTTCCGCCTTGTTTATTATTCCACGGGCAACTATATTTCTCGGCTTGTAATTTTGTGCACGCACAGAATATTCGTTCCCATTCCATTCTTTTTCCGATGCACTTAGCTGCGTAGCTATCATTATTTGTTTGTTGTGGAATACATTCAACTTTATCGGATAAGTACCATCTTTTTTTTGCCTTCTTTTATCAAGGTAGAATTTAACCGTTGCCATATATCTATGTTTTTAGTTTATGCAAATCTGAAAATTTGCATAGGATTTGCATACAAAGATAAGATTAAAAGGGTTTAAAAGGGCCTAAAAGCGGAATGTTATTCAGCATATATAAAAAAATAAGCAGCTACTTTATTTGTAACTGCTTGATTTTCAAGAGAGCGGCAAGCGAGACTCGAACTCGTGACCATCAGCTTGGGAAGCTGATGCTCTACCAACTGAGCTATTGCCGCAGGTTTCGTTTC